GACTGGTGTAAGAAACAAGGGTTTTATATTCGTGGAATCGAGTATTGCAAGCGTCTTGATCAGGTTGCGAACGCTAAAGCCTATTACCGCAGACGCGGCTGGCAGGGTCTTTATATTTCCAAGCATCATGATTTGAGAGGTGACTAAGTATGGACGTTCTTTTCTTTATTATTGCTATATATGTAATCGTCGACTTTACTCTGGATGTGGCTTCCGGTATCAAAGACGCGATTATATTTATAGTCGACTATATTAGGGAACAGAAACGTAAAAAGAGGTGATTAAGATGAAAAAATTTTTAGCGTGTTTAATCTGCTTCGTGTTTCTTCTCAATCTTATCGTCGGATGCGAAACTTCTCGCAATATTAATAAAGGAAAGAAAGAGCCGAGTATCGATTCTGTTTATCCACAGCCTAATATAGTTGAATACAGGAAAAATGTTGATGAAGGTTATTTTTATATCGTCGATAAAAACACAAATACTGTTTACATGATTTTCGACGGCCTTCATCAATTCGGAATAACCGACGCTGTGTGGCCAGATGGAAAACCCGTTACAGTGGAAGAACTGGAACATAATTTTAAAAGGTGACTAACCATGAGTAAAGACAAATCAACCTGCGAAACCTGTGAGTTTTATGATACGGCAGTCAATCTTGATATGAAGTGGGGTATGTGCGAGCTCAGAGGATGGAGCAGTGACAGTCTTAAAGTATTAGTTAAAGGTCCTGACTATTCATGTCGGGATTACAGCGAGAAAGGAGAGACAGATGACAACATCATCGACAATGGACACAAAGGCACTCAATATTGTTAACGCTTATATTCTGAAGCACTTGGACGCAACAGATCCGACGGTACCGTTCGACACATTTATCGTCTGGAAAGCCAAGATCCTGCAGAACTGGAAATACCTGATCAGCAGCACTCTGCCGGATGGCATGTACTATGAACTTACCTTCGATGGCGACAAGAAGAAATGGTATTTCGATGCCTACAAGAAGTTCGAGAATGTTGTTCTGAATGAAGATGGAACTCGTGGGGTGATCAACAGATGACTGATAAAGAAATTAAGGCACTTGTAGATGCGATTGGAGTGCCTGCTACATTGGAGCAAATGGCTGAGGAGTGTAACGAGCTGGCTCACGCCTGTCTAAAGCTTGCAAGGTATTTTAGAGGCGAGAATCTTGTCCATGGTAAGACAAAGGAAGAGATGGTCGATAACCTGCATGAAGAAATGGCAGATGCATATGTGATTCTGAGAGAGGTCAGGAAGATTCCTGGTCTTGTCGATAATGAGAAGATTGGTGATACCATCGACTTCAAGCGAAAAAGGATGGCGGAGCGTCTTGGAGTGAAAGCTGACTCGTTTATATTCTAGTACGCAGAAATAACAATCTCCTTTATGGATAATAGTGTCCGACTCATTTTTATAGGAGGTTAAATATGGAAAGACGAATTACAGTAGACGAGTGGGAGAATTTACAGCCCGGAACTGTTGTCGAATCTGGTTATTCCGGACTGACATTTACGGCTCCGAAGGAGGAAGGTCTCTGGACACTCTATGAGATTGCGTCAGAGGATAACATCCACCTCGGATGGGAGTGGGTCAGAAGTTGAAATAAGACTCTCTGTGAGTATCAAAACGATATTTGCAGGGAGTCTTTTGTTTTTACGCAGAATTTACAGCCCGTATTATGGAGACCGATCTACTAATAATGAAAGGGAGGCTAAAGTAAATGGGTCTGATAATTAAGGGAAGGCTTGTGTAGCGGTTCGAGACGACTATACATGGCCTTCCCGTTTTGTTTTTCCAGTACGGATAAGAAAGGAGACCTAATGCCCAAAAAATCTTGCAAAAACTGTGATAAGTATCGCCCTATTTGTATGCTCTATGGTTCATTTGATGCAAACAGTAAACCGCATGTTGAAAGGGTTGTGACCTGCGAGAATCAGTGTGCAGATTGTGGGAAGGAGGATAAGTGATGTTATATTTGGTGACGCTTCATATGTGTAACGATTTGAGTTACGAAGACTCATGGGATAGAGACGAAGTCGTTGGGGTTTTTGACTCTACTGAATCTGCTGAAGCCGTGATTATGGATCAATATACCAAAGAGGCGAACAAAGCCAATGACTACAAGTACAGGGGCTTTACTTTGTCAAAGTCGATTGAAAAAATTATTTGCGACGATGGGGAAATCATATTCGAGTTCGAAACAGAGCAATATATGGAAACCATAACGCACACATATTCGATCCAGAGTATTGATATTAACCAAGTTCTTAACGCAACCGAATCGGAGGAAGAGTGATGATGGATATTCTTTGGGAGAAGTTTCTGTATAGATGGTTTCCGCAATCAGCTTGTACATCAATTCTGGATCTCATTCAGTATTGCACCGAAAGAAGATGGAACGCCAAGTTCTGGAGGATGGTTGAGCATGTCAGGTTTGATATTTTCGATAAATAAGGAGGAGTAACAAATGAAACTGAAGAATGATGCACTGCAGGAACTTTATGACACCGTTGTAGCAAATACCATTACTATTTCGCCGTTTGCAGCATCGCCAATCCATACAGCTTTTAGAGAATGCGACGAGAAACTTTCTGAGTCGGTCACATTTGCGCACATTAAAGACCTTCAGGAACGTAATGATGTTTTGGAGAGATCCAACGCAACTCTTCTTGAAGCGAATATGGATCTGGCTAGTAAAAATCAAAAACTCAACGAACTGAACGGTATGTATGCAAACAAGTACCGTAGTAAGATACTTCAGGATATTGCTCGTGGGATCGTCTACGATGCTGAGGGTCAGGCAGAATGCTTCGCCGAGATGTATGCTGATATGACACTTGTGGACTATCCTGAGAGGTTTATCTGGAAAACGTCGTAGATCTCGATAAATAAGGAGGATATGGAATGACTAAACTTAATAACACTAATATGCTTATTAGCACTATTGATAGAAATAATGAAATTTGTGTCCAATTCGACTCCGCTTTATTTAATCTTGAATTTAAAGGACCAAGCCACGTCTTTAAAGAATACTTTGAACAATATTTTTCTATGTTTGTCGACGAAGTTATTTACGCTTATAGGGATAGGACCGATAATCGCACTATTTTTAGGAGGGGGAAATGACTAAAGCAGAAGCAGCCGCCTGTATGAGGTCGTATCTGCCTAGAGAGCACGAGATGTATCAGAATACCTGCGAAACGACTTGTCCGTATTATGCAAGTAGGGAAATCGCAGAGAATGTTTATATTTGTTGTGCTTCTGAAGCTTTCGTGATGGCTATTGAGGCGCTTGAAGAGAAAGGAGATTAATATGGGTGATATTTTAATAGCAAGAACATATTACGGTTATCCTGACAGATTTTATGTAGGCGACCGGATTGGAATTAGTGATAATTACACGGCTACCTGCCAAAAGATCAACAAGAAGGGCGAGGCCATCTTTCTGTTTGATCAGGTATTTCCAAAGTACGTTAAACACGACGAAGCCATAACGTATGCAAACTTCTATCAGCAGGGTTTATTTAACAGTTCTATACGAGCCGCGATCGTTCCGTTCAGAAACGGTGACATTCTCAGACTTCCTTATGCTGAGGAAATCTTCGGTGACACGGATTTCGTAAAACCTTCAGGTAAAAAGCAGTGGGAACTTATGAAAACAGCAAAAAACAGGATCGCAGTCAACCTTGTTGGTGAATCTACATGGTACTGGCTAGCAAACGAACATGAATATGATCCTACATCATTTGCCTATGCTACCTTAGGCGGCCATGCCTACTTTAACAACCCTAGCACAAGCTACACCGTTCGTCCCGTCTTCAAGCTTAAGATCAAATGAAACCAAACCTGATTGAAAGGAGAGAAAGATGAAAGTATATGTGACGACCAAGGCCAGGCCATTTCAGGACGAACAGTTTATCGATGTTCACCCTACACACAAGGCCGCTGAGAATGCTTTACGTTCGATGTTCCCTCATATGAGAAAAAGCGTCGGCGACTACGACACTTATACCAGCGATAAGAGCGGATCATGGATTCTGTTTATCCACGAGAAGGAGGTGTGATCGTGATTATTCCAGGAATTGATGACAATTATATAATATCGTTACTTGGTAAAAACAGGGTGTATGAACTTGCCGGCGCGATACGGAATGGTAAGACTATTATTATTGGCGGTCCTAGTGGTCCTACAGGCAAAACCACTCTTTGGAACGAACTGAGGAAAGCCGGATATTCGGTGGTTGAGAAACATAACACATACGAGGTATTCCTCAAAGATCCGGTACCGAGCTATAAGAACCATCCTATTTTCAGAGATGCGGCTAAGGCGTTTAACATCGAACGCGATGCCTACAAAAGTCGCATTAGATATTTGGAACTGGAACTGGCCAGGGAGCTAGTGTCCAAAGGTATGTCTATTCATGATATTTCGCAGAAGCTGTCAATATCAGAATCTGTTGTGAGATGTGTATGCGAGGAGGATAATGATGATCAAGATTGAAAATGTCAGCACTGTCGGATGGGAACCGGCTATCAGAGGTGCCAGGAATCCCATGAATAGCTGGGAGAAGAGTGACTCACTATTCTTTGATGGAATTAACGTTTATGCCGATGGAGCGATGTTTAGATATTGTCATGACATTTTATTTGAAAAAAAGAAGGAACCTGATGAAAACTGGGGCAAATTTAATGATGTTTACATCGGTCCCAACGACCTGAAGCTCCTGAGTGGTCTTGGTAATGCTGGATCTGATGAGGCTAAGTTCCGGAGAATGATCGTTGTGTATGTTGATGTTACAGCTCCTCTTTACTGGTGGAAGGAAGCAGACACATACAAGGTCGGCACTGTCAGGAATTCCTGCTCAACCATGCACAAGATACACGACAAGGAGTTTACCCTAGAGGATTTCTCTACGGAGCATTTGCTTAAAGACGAAGACAGTAACGTGCCAGGAATTGAAAAAATTTACGGTGTTCCTGTACACATGTTTGATGAAGACAAGGGTGTTTATGCCGCTCCGTTTGAGTTCTACAATCATCTGATAGATTTTTTAAACCATCTTCGAAATGTGTATTTAAGGACAAAAGACAAAAGAATCTGGTGGCATATGATCCAGCTTCTGCCTTCGTCTTATAACCAGCGGGCTACTCTGATGCTTAACTACGAGGTTCTGGCAAATATGTACCATGCCAGGAAGAACCATAAACTTGACGAGTGGCGGGAGTTCTGCAAGTGGATCGAAACTCTGCCGTATGCAAAGGAGTTGATTATTGGTGAGGAGAAAACTGGTGATACTGTGGAGCAGCTTGCCGCAAGGATTAAGCATTACAAAGACCGTATTGATTATCTGAAAGAACGGCTCGCAAAAGAGCTTTACAGCAATGGAGTATCGATCGAAGATGCTATTAAAATCATAGAGGAGCGACCTGATGGCGACCATGATAATGTGTGACCGGTGTAAGAAACTTATGTATGCGGACAGCAGAAGCAACAAGGGGGCTTATTGCAGTATGAATATAAATTACACAAATGGTATGACGACATTAAATCTCTGCAGGTCTTGTCATAAAAAATTTATGATCGATTTCATGAGGCTTTACAACACTCAGACTGGATACGATGAAGATTTTGGAGAAGGATGGGATGATTGATCGAACAAACAAAAATATTTCCGGTATGATTCGTATGACTGTTAAAGACGGGCTTGTGCAAACCATTTATATTCCTCTTAGATATATTATTGAGATCATATACCCGTCATCTAGTGGAAAAACAGTGGTTACTGTGGTTAATCCGGATGATTCGACTAAATACTACGTCGTTGAAGAAACACCAGAGCAATTGTTTAACAGCTATGTATATTTGTAAAGAGGTAATTATGACATATGATTGTAACTATACTTAGAATCATCCTGTGGATTATTGTTATTTTCGCGAATTTGTTCATCCTTGCTAGTTGCGCCATGATCAATGAAATGTTAAAGAAAAACCTTGATTACGGTGATTTCAATGTTTGGGAGGTTCTGCAATTTGTGAAGAAAAATATTTCTCTTTTTTGGAGGAAGAAGAAATGATCAGCTTAAGCGTAGAAGATTACTGTCATACTTGCCCGGATTTCGAACCAGATTGCATTGTTACGGAACTTGGAACCTATACATCAGATAAGACACTCATTGATACAGTAATTCGATGCAAACATAAGGATAAGTGTCGGTCCATGAACGATCGTATATTAGATTACTACGCGAAAAAAGAACCGAAAAACGAAGTAGATAAGCCTTGCAACATTTGTAGCGAGTATAATCACAAACTGAAATGCTGTAACATACGATAAAGGAGCTAATTATGAACAGAGCTGAAAGGAGAGCACAAAAGTTCGCAAAGGACAATAGAACGACATTCATTCATCAGGAAAAGCGTTGGGGCGTTCATATTCGAGAGATGGTTCCTAAGATCTATGCTGGGTTTGCCCTGAGTCTACATCGAAGGTACGGTTTTGGCTTTGATCGGATCGTGACGGTCTTGTCTGACACCCAGAAATACTGGCAGCAGGACAGACTTAACGGCTTTGATATTCTGAGGACTTGTCTTGATGAGACTGGTATTAACCTCATTTCAGAGGTGACGGCTAAGGAATGCGGTATAAAACCGGATAATGATACGGGGGTGGTTTGATGTTGGCGCTTAAATGTGATAACTGCGGTAGATATTTTGGGTTTGGCAATAAAGACGATATAAACAGGATTACATACAGTCACGAAAACATGGACGGACGCGTTGTCTATTTTGCAAACAAAAACCTTTGCCCCGCGTGTATGGCTGCGATATCTATGGCTCTGGAAGATCGGAAGGAGGCAACCAACATACATGAAAGCTCGTAAATGTGATATTTGTGGTAACTTTTTTATACCGATACCTAATCTCATTAGTATAACCGAGAACACTCGTCCTAATTATATTGCACTATCGCATCATACGGCTAACGACAATCTCGAGGATTACCTCAGGGCGGATATTTGTCCCGAGTGTGCCGATGTAATACTGAAGACAATCAAGGGTCTAACATACGGCAAGCGCAGTACAACAGATCCGTTCGAGGATGACCTGAAATAGTACGCAATTTATACAGTCGCTATAATGGAAAGGAGGTTGACCGGATAAACGGCATTACATATCTGGCGGAGTAGCGACCCGCCGTTGCATATCTAAAAACGTATCTAGCAGCCAAATCTTAAAAGGGTCTTTTTACAGGCCCTTTTTCTTTTTGTTTTGGAGGTTTTATGGAAAGTAAGGAATCGGCTCGTCTTAAAGAAATTAACGGCCATTTGAAAAGAATCGAACTCGTATTAAAAGAGCAGAACGTGGCTCTTAAGAGTATTGCGATATCTCTTAATGGCATCCGTGAGAACATAGCCGCTTTTAAAGAATCACGTATTATTGGTATGGATATTTCACAGGAGGAATCAAATGAGCTTCAGTAAACTTGCAACAGTATTTGTACCGTCACCCAACAGACACAAAAACAGAACTAATCTCGTATACTTCATCACCCCTCACTGCATGGTGGGTCAGATGACTGCTAAGAGATGCGGTGAACTCTTCGAGAAGTCCTCATATCAGGCAAGCTCCAACTATGGTATTGGCACTGATGGGGATATCGGCGGATATGTCGATGAGGAAGACCGATCATGGTGTAGCAGCTCTGCCTGGAACGACAACAGGGCTATCACCATTGAGTGTGCATCAGATACCAGACACCCCTACGCCATGAATCAGAAGGTATGGAACTCTCTGGTGGATCTCTGCTTTGATATTTGTCAGAGGTACGGCAAAAAGAAGCTGCTCTGGCTTAACGACAAAAATACCACTCTGAACTACAAGCCCAAGGATGATGAGATGCTGATCACAGTTCACAGATGGTATGCGGCTAAGGCTTGTCCTGGCGACTGGCTGTACAACAGGTTGGGTAAGCTTGCTGATGATGTTACCGCCATGCTCAGCTCTGTATCTGATGCGATCGAGAAGAAGGTCAAAGAGAAGCCTAATACCAACGTTGCAATTCCGAATGAAGAAGCAAGAGCTCTTTATATCTGGAATTTCCTGAAGTCTAAGGGTCTGAATGACTATGCTGTGGCTGGTGTGATGGGTAATTTGTGGGCAGAAAGCGCTCTTAGACCAAATAATCTCCAGAATTCCTTTGAGAGGAAACTGGGAATGACCGATAAAGGCTACACAAAGGCCGTTGATGACGGATCTTACAAGAATTTCATCCACGATAAGGCTGGTTATGGGCTTGCTCAGTGGACGTGGTGGTCCCGGAAGCAGGCCCTTTTGTACTTTGCAGAGAAGAAAATGCGTCATATCGACGATCTGCAGATGCAGTTGGACTTCCTTTGGGAGGAATTGCAGGCTTATCCGGACGTTTTGAAGGTTCTGAAGACCGCTCAGAGCGTCAGACAGGCGTCAAATGCTGTTCTTACGGGGTATGAGAAGCCCGCAGATCAGTCAAATGTCGTCAAAAATAGGCGTACAGACTTCGGTAAGGGCTTCTACAACAAGTTTTCTGCCGATTCCGATGAGCATAAGAAGGTTTCTCGTGGATATTTTGTGCAGTTTGGGGCATTTCGTACCAAAAATAATGCCAAAAAGAGACTGTACGAGGTCCAGAGTAAGGGTCTTGACAGTTTGGTCGAGAAATTTGACGGCTATTACAGGGTCTTTGATGGATATTATGACAGTGTTTCTGATGCAAACATGGTTGCTGCAAAGGCCAGGGGGGCTGGATTCAACGTTCTGATCAAGGAAAGGAAGGTTTGATATTTATGAAGTGGTATAGAGTACAAATTGGAGCCTATGCTCTGAAGAAATCTGCTGAAAAAGTGTCTGCCGATCTGATCGAAAAGGGTTTTAAGACCTCGATTTCTAAGGAAGGACTGCTTTACAAGGTCCGTGTTGGCTCATTCCAGGATCGCGAGAAGGCTGAAAAGTTGCTGGCCAGGGTGAAGGAGCACAAGGCGTATGAAAAAGCCAAGATCCTTGAGTGGGATGATGGTAAGAAGTTTGTGCCTATTCAGAAGCCTGCTGATTCTGAGAATGCCCCTGACGAGGATACTGATAGTAATACGAAGTTTCATCCTCTGATCAAGTTCATCGGTATCTGGTTTACCGAGTCCTGTGAGAGTAAGTTTGGTGATGCCGAGTGTTTTGTCGAGTATGCATCTGATGGTAAGACTGTTAAGCACGCTATCCTGGTCGATACTGGTCAGAGTGATACAGACACCATTAAGAAACTTAAGAAGCTTGGTGTAAAGGTCCTGGATGCTGTCGTGATCTCTCATGCTCACGGTGATCATTACGGATATTTGAGTGATGTCTTGAAGGAATTCAAGGTTCTGCATCTGTATCTGCCTGGGATCGAAGGTCTTAAGAAATACCAGTCCAGCTATGCCAAGGCTATTCAGAATCAGGAGAAGAAGGCCAAGAAGCGCGGTATTCCTGTTACTTATCTGACCACTGGCAGCAAGTTCAAGGTCGGCCATATTGACTGCTACTGCCGTTATCAGGTTCCTGCATATGAACTCTCTGAGAAGGATGCTCACCACTTTGTCAACAACCAGTCTATTGCTACTCTGTTTGTTCTGGATGGGGTTGGACGTGTTCTTCTGACTGGCGATCTGAGTAACCCTGGTAATAAGGTTCTGATGAAGCGTGTGGACAAGCAGGCTGTAGCTGCAGATGTCGCTAAGTGCGGTTGGCATGGTGACGGAAATGCTATGACTACCGACTGGGCCAGGTTTGTCGGTGCTATTGCGTGGTTCTGGAATTACCATCACAAAGAGAGTCGCGGTGGTCGCGGTAACACTCGTAAGAAACTTGAGAAGGCTGGCGTTAAGCATATCCTGAGAAACTTCGAAGATGGCGATCTGACCTTTGCCTATTACGATGGTGAGTGGAATGCGAGCACGTCCAAGAGTAATAAGAAGTTTTCCTTTAAGTCTCGTTTCGCATAATAAACAGCTTCCTTTATGGACAATGGTGTCCTGGTTAAAAGGAGGTTTATTATGTTGAGAGAAATAATCAATAGTATTCTGATGTTTCTAGGAGGTTTGACAGCCAAGGAGGCAGTATTCTATTTTAAATGGATTGATCGAGCCGAACCCATTACATCCAGATGGAACAGATTCTGGGTTTGTTTGGGAATGTGGGCTTTGATGGCTTCGCATGGATTTCTGACCAATGACTGGTGCAAGCTGACCGATGAGGAGAAAGAAAAACTTGATTTACTCTGGTATGCCGCTTTGAGGATTACCTGGGACGTGTTTTAATGATGAAGGAACTACTGCGGGTTGAGCGCAACTCGTAGTAGTTCTTTTGTTTTTGCTTATTCTTTGAGAGGTGTGTAAATGGAAGAAAAGAAACGTGGGAAGGGAAGACCGGCAAACCCGTATTACAATAAAAAAGATAAACAATTACACATAAGAGTAACAGAAGCCGAAGAGAAGGCTTTGAAAGCTCTTGCCAAATGGAAAAACAAGTCAGCATCACAGGTTCTTCGAGACTTGCTTTTGGACGAATATTTGAATAATCTTGACAAATTTTATTAACGTTTGGTATTTAATGTGTACCAATAATTCGGTATTTTTTGGTACACAAAAATTCTGTTTTCGATTTAATGTGTACCAAAAATTCGGTAATTTGTGCATTTTTTGGCAATTTGTCAAGTTTATGGCAAAAACTTTTTGCAAGTTTTGCCATAAAATTAGCAACTTTTTTGATTTTTTGGTACACATTAATTCTCAAAAATGGCTGATTTTGGGGTAAAAAAGGCCATTTTTGGGCATTTTTGGGCTATTTTTGGGCTTTGAATTAATGTGTACCAATAATTATGGCAAAATGGCAAAAACTTTTTTAAAACTTTTTAAAAAATTAAAAAAAAATATAAAAGTTTTTCCTTTCAAAGTTGCCATTTTGCCACGATTTTTTGGTACACATTAAATGGCCTGGTTCAAAGTTATACTGCTGACGTCTTGTCTCAGCTCCTGTTTATGGTATACTAACTACAAAAACGGAAGGAGGCAAGACATGAGCGAAGAGTATATCTGTCCTGAGTGTGGAGCTGTCATGGAGTTTGAGGGCTATGGTGAGGATACTTTGTGCTGTCCGAAATGTGGATACAGCATGGATGTAGATATGTACGGATACACCGAAGAGGAGTACGCTGACATGCAAGCCGATATCGAACGAGAGAATATGGAGAACTTACGCAAGTACGATCCGATCATGGCAGAGCTCATGGATGAACTTGCTGAGGAGGATGACTGGTAAAATGTTTGTTTTTAAATAAGTCCATGGTGGGTACTGTCGTTTAGCGCGATGGTGCCTTTTTTATTTCACGCACAAAAAACAGGCCCTTTTATGAGAGGAGAGAGATATACGCGCGTTATGCACGTTCTCTCTTTTTGTGTTTTCTGGTTTAGAAAGGAGAAACTATGTCCGGAAAACTTGAAAGGGATTTCCAATCGAACCTTATCAAAGAATTAAAAGATCGGTTCCCTGGATGCATGGTGACTAAACTTGACTCATCACACATTCAAGGTATACCCGATCTTTTAGTTTTATATAGGGATCGATGGGCAACATTGGAATGCAAAAAGAGTTCCAAAGCAACACGACGACCGAATCAAGAATACTATGTCAAGACCATGGACGACATGAGTTTTTCGAGATTCATTTACCCAGAAAACAAGGAGGAGGTTCTGAATGATCTTCAACAAGCATTCGAATCTGGTGGGACAACACGCTTTCTTGGGAGCGAGTAAGTACCATTGGATTAATTATGATGAAGACAAAGTAGCTGAAGCTTATACAAGAGCGTTGGCAGCACAGCGAGGTACAGAGCTTCATGAGTTTGCGGCTCAGTGCATTAAACTTCGGCAGAGACTTCCAAAGTCTAACAAGACACTGAACACATATGTAAACGATGCTATTGGCCTGAGGATGACACCCGAGCAGATTTTGTATTATTCGCAAAATTGTTTCGGGACCGCAGATGCCATCGCGTTCAGCAAAGGATTACTTCGAATACACGATCTTAAGACAGGCGTTACACCAGCTCACATTGAGCAGCTCATGGTGTACGCCTCTTTATTTTGTCTTGAATACGGTGTGAAGCCTGGCGAGATCGAATTCGAACTTAGATTGTATCAGTCGAATGAGATAGTCGTGTCTAATCCGACTGTAGAAGATATCGCTCCTATCATGGATAAAATTGTTACTTTCGACAAGATTATTGAAAACATTCGCAGAGAGGAACAGTCATGAGCGTTGAATATTTTGACGACTACGAAGAGTTTCAAGAATATTGGAATGAGCTTGAACACACGGGAGTGGCTCATGATGAGAACCCACCTGGACGTGGATCTGGACGATGGGGCTGGGGTACTGGTAAGAAAGCTTATCAGCACTACAAAGATTGGCTGACACGAGTTAATAGAGAGTTGCAAGAAAACGTTGACTATGTTGACGAGAACGGCAAACGGTACACCGGAGCTACTGCTGTTGCTAAGCGACAGGGTATGAACACCACGGAGTTCCGCACGGCCAAAGAGATCGCTACTGAGGAAACGAGAGCCGTTGCGAGAGATGCCGCTCTTGAATTCCGTTTTAATAATGGTAAAGACGACAGCGAAGGGGTTAGAATGTCCTTGGATCAGGTCGTTAAAAAGATGCGTGAAGCCGGATTTGAGTACAATAACGATAGTTCGATTAGAGCACTTCTTAACGATGCTGTTCATAATCGTAAATCCCAGTCAAAGATGCTCTCCGATCAGATCAAAGAGCTTGTTGATAAGAACGGTATGTATGACGTTGGTGCAGATGCTGCCATGTCTCTTAATGTTAGTAAAACAAAGCTGGACCAGGCATTATATAGACTTTATATTCAGGGGTACGAGATCTACGGACGAGGTTACTCTCAGGTCACCAACCCAGGGAAACAAACTAACACGAAAGTTATTTGTCCGCCTGGAACGCCTTATAAAGATATTTATAATAAGGAAATTAATTTCTTTAAGAACGAGAACGTCATGGTTAGCGCCGATGGCAAGCTTAAGAAGGCATTCGAGTATCCTGCCAGCTTTGATTCAAAACGCTTGATGATCCGTTATGGCGATCAGGGCGGTAAAGAAATGGATGGTGTTGTCGAGATCCGGAGGGGTGTCGATGATTGTTCTTTGAAAAATGATGCCGGTACCGATTCTAATTACGCCCAGGTCCGAGTGCTGGTCGATGGTACGCATTATATCAAAGGCATGGCAGTATACTCGGACGCCAAAGGATGGCCCGATGGTATCGACATGGTGTTTAACACCAACAAGCCAACAGGGACTCCTATGATGGGGACCAAGGATAACTCAGTTCTTAAACCCATCAAAAAAGATGATCCAGAGAACCCGTTCGGCACACTGATCAAAGAGCACGAACGCGGGGGACAGTCGTATTGGACTGACGCTGATGGTAACAAGCATCTCCGGGTTATCAACAAGAAGAGTGATGAGGGGGACTGGGATGAATGGGCTAAGAAGCTCCCGGCACAGTTTCTTTCTAAGCAGCCCATTAAACTTATCAAAGATCAGTTAGCGGTAAGTATCGCTGATAAACAGGCGGAGTTTGATGAAATTAAACAGCTCACCAACCCCACAGTACGAAGGCAGCTGCTGGCGTCATTTGCATCAGACTGCGATACCACAGCCACCAAGCTTAAGGCGTCTCCTTTCCCGGGGCAGAGGTATCAGGTAATACTCCCCCTTCGTACGATCAGTGATGACCAGGTCTACGCTCCGAACTTTAAGAACGGGAGTACCATATGGACCGTTCGCTTTCCACACGAGGGGACCTTCCAGATAGCAAGGCTCACTGTTAACAACAACTTACCGGAGGGTAAGAAGGTTATTACAGCAAATGCGAAGGACGCTATCGGGATAAGTGCAAACGTTGCTGAGAAGATGTCGGGGGCCGACTTTGACGGGGATACCGTTCTGTGTATTCCATATAACGGTAAGGTTAAGATTAAAGACGACCCGATGCTCAAAGATCTTGTTGGGTTTGATCCAAAAGTTCAGTACGGGCCTGGGTCAACCGACAAGGCATATAAACATCTTAGTAAGGGTCGTACCCAAAACGAGATGGGGCAGATCAGTAACTTGATTGCCGATATGACTGTCGGTGGTGCAGGTCCAGATCAGCTCGCACGCGCTGTTAAATATAGTATGACGGTTATCGATGCTGATAAACATAACCTCGACTATATGAGATGCTATAAGGAGCAGGGTATCAAGCAGCTCAAAGATGAGTGGCAGGGTCGAGTTAAGGATAACGGGAAGTGGTCTACCGCAGCAGCAACCCTTATTACCAGGGCCAACTCGAAGCAGACTGTTCTTAAGCGGCAGGGTTCACCTCGAATCAATCAGAAAGGCAAACAGTGGTACGATCCTAACAGACCTGAAGGAGCGCTTATCTATAAGACAGCTGATAAGTTAGAGTACGAAGAGATCCGTAAAGTTAAAGATCCTGAAACAAAGAAAACTCTTATCGATCCTGAAACGGGTAAGCCAGTTTGGGAGAAGACGGGGAAGACCAAAGTCAGAACTGAGAAGAGCCGCCAGATGAGAGAGGTGGACGATGCTCGAGAACTTATATCTCCACTTAACTCTGAAAAAGAGAGAATCTACGCGAACTACGCGAACACGCTTAAAGCTATGGCAAACGAAGCGCGAAAAGAGCAAGTCTATACAGGAACACTTAAACGGAGCCCCAGTGCTGCTAAGACTTATGCTAAAGAAGTCAAGAGTCTTGAGGATCAGCTCAGTATAGCAGAGCATAACAGACCTCTTGAAAAACAAGCGCAGTATATTGCAGGATGCCGGATGCGAGTGCTTAAAGCCCAGTACCCGGACCTCGAGCCAAAAGAAATAAAGAAGAAATCGGATCAGTATCTTAAAGATGCCAGGCTTCAGGTAGGCGCTAAGCGTCACCCTATAAGTATTAGCGAACGAGAGTGGGAAGCAATACAAAGCGGGGCTATATCGGATGATAAGTTAACTAAGATACTTAAATACGCCGATGCAGATAGAGTTAGAGAATTAGCTACACCTCATGATCAACGTGGTCTTAGCGACGCAAAGAAGAGACAGATCAAAGCTCTAGCATCTATAGGTACAATGACTACTGCACAAATAGCAGAACAATTTGGTGTTTCTTCATCTACAATTAGTAGAATTATAAAGACTTAATCAAGTTAAATGTATTACATAATACATTAGTATATAAATAAATATTATTTAATACATTAAATAAATAGTTTAAAGGAAAAAGAAAATGAATATTGCAATCACAACTTATGATAATCCTTTTGATCCTCTAAACGATTTTGTTAATTGGTTTAAGTTTGATGTTTTACATGAATATGATACTTGTAGACTTTTGGCTAAATTCGCTAATACTTCAGAATTATTCTCTGAATACGAAAACAAACTTGAAATCAGTCATGCAATTGATGAATTACTCAAGCTCAATCCAACTCTTTACAGAGCAATTACAGAATAATTTATATGTTTAGAGGCCGGAGAAGGCTGACGGTACCCGGGGGGAGGGGTCGTAAAATTGGCACCCCCTCCTTCATCGCGGCCGGTCTTCAAATTTTCTCCGGAGGAAAAATTCAAAATGATGTTTTACCTAGTTTTAAACGCTGCTGAAAAATTTGCTCACGTTCCTTGATCCTCCTACGGTGAGTGTTTGGTGTGTGGTTTTTCGATCTCCTTTCTGACACCTCCTCAGCAGCGTTTAAAACTAGGTAAAACATTTCGAAATATTAATAAATCTCCTAGGAAAGGAGTTGAAAGTTAATGGGAAGAGCAAAGAAAGCCTCTAGTTCAGAGACGATCCGAGCTGTAAGACCAGCGTTGACTCCCGAAGCGAGGGAGAATCAACTAATATTCTTGGCAACTGAGTTAGCCGAGAAACAATTACGAGAAGGAACAGCTTCATCACAGGTTATTTCACACTATCTCAAACTCGGAACAGAGAAGTCCCGACTCGAGTGCGAGAAACTCAAGGCCGAAAACGAACTGATGGCCGCTAAGAAAGATCATCTCGAATCTGCGCAACGAACCGAAGAGATGTTTGCCGAGGCTATCAGAGTATTCTCCAAATATCGCGGCCACGACGAGGAGGAACCTGACGAGGAATACTTTGATGACTACGAAGATTAGAACATACTCAGAGCTGATTAAGCTACCGACCTTCAATGAACGATTCGCCTATCTGAAATTAACGGGTCAAGTTGGTAAAGATACATTCGGATGGGATCGATACCTAAATCAAAATTTCTATAGATCCGCTGAGTGGAAACACGTCAGAGATCTGGTTATTGTCAGAGACAATGGCTGTGATTTAGGCATTCCGGAGACCCCGATCATGGGCAAAGTAATTATTCATCATATGAATCCGATTACAGTTGACGATTTTCTCGAAGACGATCCTGAGTATATGATGAATCCCGAGTATCTAATCTGTGTTAGTCATGCAACACATAACGCAATACACTATGGCGACGCAAACCAGCTACTTCAAGACTATAGCCCTCGAAGACCTGGTGATACGTCGCCGTGGAAGATTTAGACTCACCCTTCAACTGGTGCGCAACGGTTGAGATGAGATAGAAACTTATCAACACTTCTTATTCCATACTTTAGTTGGAGAAAGGACAGAAATGGAATACGCAAGTAGAGCAGTAGGAAACGCCGGTCTTGCAACCGGTATCATTGGCACCGCACTCGGAGCTCTGAACGGGGCTGGCGGTCTGGATCTTCTTAACATTGGCCCTCGTGGTCCGAGAGGTCCCAGGAGCGAAGGAGACATTCCTGTGACAAGACACGATATGGGCCTGTACAGAGAAATTTCTGATCGCGACTTTAAGATCGCAGCACTTGAGTCCAACAAGTACACCGATCAGAAGATTGCGGATCTGACAGAGAAGATGAATGGCAAGATCGATGATGTGAAGAACCAGATGGGTATGCAGTTTGCTGGAGTTCAGCAGCAGCTCAGCGCTCAGTCGGTTTGGAACGCAACACAGCAGGGACTCATCGGGTGCATCCAGGGACAGGTTGCCCAGCTCCAGCAGATGACCCAGCTCGTCATTCCGAACGGATCTGTTATGCCCGGCTGGGGTCCTGTTGAGATCACTGCAGCTGGTGGAACTGTTAAGACAGCCGCTACTGGTACTAACGGCTAAGATTCAACAACCAACTTAATACTCTAAACTTTTGGGCAGAGCTGTCACTCCGGCGATTCGGTTTAGCAGCTCTGTCTTTTTGGAAGGACATAAAATGGTTACGAAGAAAGAACTGCTAAATGCAGTAATTAGGTATATCAAAGTAGAAGTCATTCCTCATATTTCAGATAAGCCAACGCAGATGGTTTTATCCGCGGCTCTTTATGCTGTAAACGCTAAGCCAGAGATTCTGGATCCGTTTCTTAGCAATCCTATCGTTGCTGCTATTCTTCAGGGTGAAGACGGTAAGTATGACACTGAAGTGATCTTTAGCGTTCTTAACAATCTTATCAAAGAATACGACGGCATTCCTGTCACTATTCCACCGATCAAATTTATTACATCAACAGAGAACACACTGACTTTCCGTAGAGGTGATGTCGAGACGCTTGCGGAGTATGTGAAAAAAGAAACCGAGGAGGACAAAGATGCTTGACTATAAGAAACTGAATGAGCATTTGGATGAAGAGTATCAGGGCGTTCAGGAGTATGTTGATCTGTACAAGCAGACCAATGAAGGAATGTTCCGCGATATGGCCAAAGAAGAGATGACACATGCCAGACATCTCGAATGGTACATGCAGAAGCACGGACAGCTCACCGATCATACCAAAACCAAGGAAGCGGCTGAGAAGGCGTTGAATGAGGTTTGAAAGCCTGTTGACTACCGTAAACATTTTATGACCGTGCTTGAGTGCATAAGCTGGTTTATTTGAGGAAATCAAAATGCAAGAAAGTATTCTTACTTCTATCAAGAAGATGCTCGGCATTACTGAGGATTATACGCACTTTGACGCTGATATAATCATGCACATCAACACTGTGTTTATGGTACTTATGCAACTTGGCGTTGGACCGGAAACAGGCTTTAGTATTTCAGATGATAGTGCCGTCTGGGGCGATTTTCTCACTTCCCCTAAGCAGCTTGAAGCGGTTAAGTCTTACATTTATTTGCGTGTAAAAATGCTGTTCGATCCTCCGACTAGTGCAACCGTCACACAGTCAACCGAGAATCTTATTTCGGAGTTGGCGTTTAGACTTAACGTCGAGGTCGATCCTGGAGAAAAAACATGAGTGCACATCAGAGATATATGCAGTACCGTAAGGACGAGCTGTATCATTTTAACCCGAATCATGATCCTAAGGATGGTAAGTTCACTTCTTGTCCTAAGGGAATAATCAGTAGTGTAAAATCTGCTCTCCGTAAGTTCGACGGCCAGGATTATTTAGACAAGATTAGAACTGCAAGAGCCGACGAAGCCGCTGAACGTAAAAGGTTGAAAGAAAAATATGGAGACGGCACAAACGACGCTGCTCGTTCCCGAGTCAAAGAGTTGCACGACACTGCTAATAAACTTGTTTCCGCACCGGACTACTATAATATTCATACCGGAAAGTATAATCCGGATAAAGAAAAACAAGTTGCTCGTGCGTTAATAGAAGCAAATCAAATAAACAATCTTAATGATCGAGGCCCAGAAGAAAACCATCTTGATCCGCGAATGCAGGGCAAGCATTTATTGTTATCTGCCAAGCGTCTATCCATAACCGCGGCTAACGACGCAAAAAGGATGATTGCTGATCCAGCCAACTCTACCGATGAAGAAAAAGATCGGTATTTTAGGGATTACGATTTTGCGGAATACGTTAAACGGAAGGGGGAGGCTTTGGTAAAATATACAGACTATATAGCGGATAGGCCATACTATAACCGGGAACTTGAAGAGCGAGTAAATAAAGAATATTCGGAGATAGATCCTGAGAAAGTACACAAGCAGTTCTTCGAAGTAATGTACAAGGAGCACGCATAAAAAACAGCCCCTTTTATGAGAGGAGAAGAATATACGCGTGTAATTCAAGCTCTTCTCGTTTGTCGTCCGTTCACCAATCGAATTATTATAGACGTATATTTCGAGGATTAATTTAAAATGGCACTCTCAAACACTGCTGTACCAAAATACTACGGCATGTTTCGAGATGCCGTAATTCGAGGAGAGATTCCTGTTTGCGAAACGATCTCCCTCCAGATGAATAGGATTGACGATCTAATCGCTGATCCGAATATGTACTATGACGACGAAGTACTAGAGGGTTTTATAGCATTCTGCGAAGGAGAGCTCACGCTAACCGACGGTGGTGATCTTGTTCTAACGGATGCTTTTAAACTTTGGGCAGAAGACATTTTCTGCTGGTATTACTTCATTGAGAAAAGTGTTTACGTTCCTGAGAGGAATAATCGTGGCGGTCATTATGTCTTAAAACGAGTAAAGAAAAGACTGGTTAATAAACAGTACCTTATCGTTGGACGATCTGCAGCTAAGTCTTTATACCTCACTTGCATACATGCCTACGGTCTTCTTATAGACACTTCTACTACACATCAGATAACCACATCCCCGACAATGAAGCAGTCGGAAGAAGTCACTCAGCCTTTCGCAACGGCAATCACTAGAGCAAAAGGTCCGCTCTTTAAATTCCTGACAATGGGCTCTCTTCAGAACACTACTGGAGCTCGTTCTGCTAGACAGCAGTTAGCCAGCACTAAGAAGGGCATTGAGAGTTTTATCACAAATTCATATCTCGAAATTCGTCCACTGAAAATAAACAAACTTCAGGGTCTCCGAGTAAAGTACGCGACGCTTGACGAGTGGCTTTCTGGCGACTTACCGGAAGATCCCGTGACCGCAATTGAACAGGGCGGCGCAAAGGGTCTTGCTCCTGACTATATCATCATCGCTGCCAGTTCAGAGGGAACAACTCGAAATGGTATCGGCGATACGATGAAAATGGAGCTAATGGACATTCTTCGAGGAGACTACAAGAATCCTCACGTGTCTATCTGGTGGTACCGTCTTGATTCTATCGAAGAAGTGGACGACCCTAACATGTGGATTAAAGCTAATCCTAATCTGGGTGTGACGGTTTCATACGAGACTTATCAGATCGATAAGGAGACAGCTGAAAACGTTCCCTCCAAACGAAATGACATTCTTGCAAAGAGATTTGGCATTCCAATGGAAGGTCATACGTATTTCTTTACGTATGAAGAGACACTCCGACATCGTCAAAGAGAGTTCTGGCAGATGCCTTGCTCGCTTGGAGCTGACTTGTCTTTAGGTGATGACTTCTGTGCTTTTACGTTTTTGTTTCCACTTCAAAATGGAGCGTTCGGAGTCAAGACAAGAGACTACATTACAGAAACAACAATGGCAAAACTTCCGGCTGCTATGCACGCTAAGTATGAGAACTTTATAGCGGAGGGCAGTCTTATTGTTATGCCTGGTGTTGTTCTAGACATGATCGTTGTGTATGAAGATCTAATCAAGCACATCGACAACTGTCAGTATGATGTCAGATGTTTTGGTTACGATCCATATAATGCAAAAGATTTTGTTGCACGATGGATCGGCGAGAACGGTCCGGTCGGAGTTGAAAAAGTCATTCAGGGTGCTCGGACAGAATCTGTTCCTCTCGGCGAGTTAAAGAAGCTTGCGGAGGAGAGACTCCTGTTATTTGACGAAGAGTTGATGGAGTTCGCAATGGGAAACTGTGTAGCACTCGAAGACACTAATGGTAACAGAAAACTATACAAACGTCGTCATGAGCAAAAGATCGACGCTGTCGCTGCTATGATGGACGCTTATGTAGCTTACAAATTAAACGTGGAGGAATTCGAATGAGTACAAAGCCTCCGTTTAGACGATATGTTAATGAACTGTATCATTTTAACAAGTGGCACGATGAGCTGGGGCGATTCGCGTCAGGGCCTAGTGGGTTAAGAAGTTTTGCGAGGGCTAATCGTGGAAGCGTCTATGACGAATATCTTAATAAAGATGGTTCGTTCACTGAAAAGGCTAAAGGACGTATAAAAACCACCGAGTATGACAGTAGTCTTAAAAGCCGGACATCGACAAAAACTACTAAAGAAAAACAAAAGGAAAACAACAACGACAATTCCAACAAGAAAAAAGGCGATGATAATTCAAAGTCTATCCGGATTGATAAGAGAGGTCGTGTTCATCCAGACGATGCTGGGTCAGCTTTAAGTCAGATTGAGCAGAATATTGCTAGAGATTACGGCAATAAAAGTAACATCTACAATAAAACGGCAGAATTAACACGTCAAACAACGTCGTTGTTACGCGATACTCGACGCGATAAGGCAGAGAGAAGTGCAGAAAAGCTTGATCTTTCAAACATGACTGACAAAGAAATGAACGATTATATTAATCGTAAAAGTCTCGAACGTCGTTATCGTGAAGCCGTATCCGATGAGTCTGTGCGTGGTCATAAAGCGGTAGACGATTTTCTTAAGTACGGCGGAGCAGCTTTATCTATGGCAGCAACAGTGGCTACTATCGCAGCAACAGTTCATACATTACGTTCGTAAGGAGAATTCAAAATGCCAATATTTTCGACGTTTGGCGCCAGAGCGAGATCTGCTTGGAACGCCTTTTTTAATAAAGATCCGACTCCTTACACTGACTACGGCCCATCTTATTTTTATCGTCAAGATCATTGGCGATACTCTTATAGGCGAGACAAGTCGGTTGTTACTGCGGTGTTAACTAGATTTTCGGTTGACTGTGCTTCGGTCGATATCAAACACGTTGTTCTCGATAAAGAAGAACGACTAACAGACATCAAAGACTCTGGAATAAACAACTGCCTCACGATCGAAGCAAATATTGATCAGCCAGGACGAAACTTTATTCAAGATGTCATCCATTCGATGCTGGACGAAGGCGTTGTAGCAATTGTTCCTGTGGATACGACAAGTGATCCTACGATTAGTGATTCATACGATGTCATGACAATGCGTACGGGTCGTGTTATACAGTGGTATCCGCAGCATGTTAAGGTCGAAGTTTATAACGAGTTGTCTGGTCGCAAAGAAGAGCTTACGCTAGAAAAGCGTATGACATGTCTTGTTGAGAATCCATTCTATTCTGTAATGAATGAACCAAACTCAACGATGCAGCGACTCATACGTAAACTCGCACTTCTTGATATTCTCGACGAAAAGAATAGTTCTGGAAAACTGGATCTTATTATTTCATTTCCTCACATCATCAATACTGAACGCAGAAAGGCGCAGGCCGAAACTCGTAGGGCATCTATTGAAGAACAGCTCGTTAATTCCAAATACGGTATCGCCTATACAGACGGTACAGAACACATAACGCAGCTTAACAGACCAGTTGAGAACAATTTAATGTCACAGATCGAATATCTGACAGACATGTTATTTGCTCAACTTGGAATAACAAAGGCGGTGTTGGACGGTTCCGCTAGTGATTCCGAAATGCTTAACTACCGGAACAGAATTATAGAGCCGTTGCTTTCTGCAGTTACAAACGAGATGCGAAGGAAATTTTTAACAAAGAACGCTAGGACAAGAGGGGAAACTATTAAGCATTTTCCTAATCCGTTTAATCTGGTTACTGTTTCTCAGATTGCTGAGGTGTCTGGTGTACTTATACCGAACCGTATCATAACGCCCAATGAGGGCAGACAGCTTCTCGGTCTTAAACCGTCTAGCGACACTGGAGCCGATACTCTGTTGAATCCTAACATCGATAAAATGACTGATGCTGATCAACAGAGCGCTAACACAGAGAAACCTGAGGCAGTTAACAAGGAGGTAAATATTCAAAATGAGGAAACCTGACTTTAAAGGTTGGGCGACTCGTAACGGTCTGAAATGCTCTGATGGACGAACAATCGGCAAAGATGCGTTCAAAGAGCAAGATGGTCAGACCGTATCGATGGTGTGGCAGCATAGGCATGACGACCCGGAATTTGTAATCGGTCATGCTGTACTGCATAACGCACCCGAGGGAGTCGTTGCAGACTGTTATTTAAATAATTCAGAAAAAGGCATTGCGACACGGGAGCTTGTCAAGAACGGCGATGTTGTTGCTCTCTCTATCAATGCTGGTGATCTGGTGCATAGAGGCGCTGAGGTTGTACATGGTGTGATCCGCGAAGTAAGTGTGGTTCTGTCCGGTGCAAACCCCGGCGCTTTAATTATGCCTACAACTATTTCTCACGACATTAACGGCGAAGATTCCGTAACAGAAGCTCAGATCTTTACCGGTATGTCACTTATCGACATGGACGATGAAATATCTCACGCTTCCGACGATGATGACGAGCCGGAAGAAGAAAAGAAAAAAGACGAAGATGACGAGAAAGAAAATGTAAAAGACGTTCTTGACACTCTGGATGGTAAGCAGAGACATGCTGTCGACCTTCTTGTTGGCGGTATTATCGCAGAGTTCCAGAACAAGGATGAGAGTGACAGTAAAAAAGAAAAAGACTCCGAGGAGGAAAAAGAAATGAAACACAACGTGTTTGAATCTGCTGGATCCAATACACACAACACTCTGTCTCATGCAGATCAGACTACGATCCTGGCTATGGCGAAAGAGCCTGGTATGACTTTCCAGTCTGCTCTTACAACTTTTGCCGCTGACAATAAACTGGAACTCCAGCATGATGCAGTCAGCTCTGGCTTTGTTCAGGACACAAGTCAGAACGGTAATGTTACCTGGCTGTTCCCTGAGTACAAGGATGTTCGTCCCGGCGCTCCCGAGCTTCTGACCAATGATCAGGGTTGGATCAGCGTAGTTCTTAACAAGGTTCATAAGAGCCCCATTTCCAGGATCCGTACCAGCTACGTTGATATTCGTAATATTGAAGGCGCAATGGACAGCCTGCGTGGTCGTGGATATCAGAAGGGTAAAGAGAAGAAGCTGACCGGCAACTTCAAGCTGGTACGAAGGACCACAGATCCTCAGACCGTCTATGTGAAGTCTCAGCTCCATAGAGATGACATCATTGACATCACAGATTTCGATTACGTTCAGTACCTGTACAACATCGATCGTATGAATCTGAATGAAGAGCTGGCCATGGCGATCATGCTCGGTGATTTCCGCCAGGATAGTGATGCCGATAAGATCTTCCCTGAGCATATTCGTCCTATCTGGACCGATGACGATCTGTATACCATGCACTATGATCTCGATATTGCCGATGCTCGTACGAGACTTCAGGGTAGTGAGACCGGATCTTTCTTCGGCGATAACTATGTCTACGCTGAGGCTCTGATCGAGCAGTGCCTGTACAGCCGTGAGAAGTTCAAGGGAACCGGCACTCCCGATTTCTTCATGACACCTCATATGCTGAATGTCATGCTGCTGTCTCGTGATCGTAACGGTCGTCGTATCTTCAGTTCCAAGGCTGAACTGGCTTCTGCTCTCAATGTCGGCAACATTTACACTGCCGAGCAGTTCGCTGATCGTGTTCGTAAGGACGACGATGCCGATAATCACAAGCTTCTCGGCCTGATTGTTAACCTGGCAGACTATAGCCTTGGTTCCACTAAGGGCGGCGAGATCACTCACTTCACCGATTTCGACATCGACTTCAACATGCAGAAGAGCCTTCTGGAGACTCGCTGCTCCGGCGCTCTGACCAGAGTATATTCTGCGATTGCAATTGAGGAGCCTGTTACTACTACAGAGCCCTAATCGGAGGTAGCGACATGAATAAAACGAAGAAAGACGCGCTGAAAGCTATTCTTTCTGCGTTTGGTCAGACCACTACTGAAAAGACCGAAAAAGGTCTACTGTTTCAGATTTCAGACGCATTTCAATCCGCAACCGAGGACGGAAGTATTGTTGTCAACGTTATTGAACTTCCTGAAGTCACTAGCGCAGACAACGGTAAGGTTCTTGGTGTAATTAACGGTAAATGGGCCATTAAAGATATGAGCCATTTTATTCACGATGAAATGGAAAAAACCTGATCTTAGTAAAACAAAGGGAATTTCAAAATGAAGTATTTTGGAAAGATAGGCTACGGTGTAACTGAGGAAATTCGTCCAGGAGTTAGTCTTCCGACGATTTCTGAGCGAGAATACTACGGCGATATCGTGAGGAACATTCGCCGCTATGAGAATAGTGGGAAAGTCAACGACGATCTGAATATTAACATGACCCTCAGCATCGTAGCCGATCCCTTTGCATATCAGAATTTTCATCAAATCAGATATGCAACTTACATGGGGAGCAAATGGAAAGTCCTGTCCGTGGAGGTTGCATACCCGAGACTGACTCTGACTTTAGGAGGTGTATACAATGGCGAAGATGATGAATGATCGTCTTGAACTACACGAGCTTCTCTGCCAGATACTTGGATCTCGTGAGGTATATTTTCAACCGCCAGAGTCTGTAAAGATGAAATATCCGGCGATCGTGTACAGTCGAAATCGGATAGAAAACGTGTCTGCGGATAATGTTATTTACAAACAGGACGTATCGTATTCGATAATGGTAATCGATCGAGATCCCGACAGTGAAATCGTCGAGAAAGTTTCTCGCATACCGCATATCCTCTACGACCGTTCTTATGTTGCGGATAATTTAAATCACGACGTTTTTATACTATTTATATAAGGAGAAAATAACATGGCTAAACTTGTATGGGATCAGGTTGGCGAAAAACTGTGGGAGACTGGTGTTGATCGTACTGTCCTCTTTCCTATGGATTCTACCGGTGCATATACTGCTGGAGTGGCTTGGTCTGGTGTTACAGCGATCAATGAAGCTCCCTCCGGTGCAGAACCGACTAAGATCTATGCCGATAACATTGTCTACGGTGTTGTAATGAGCCCCGAAGAGGACGCTCTCACGATCGAGGCATTTACATATCCTGATGAATATGCCGAGTGCATCGGCGAATCCTCTCTCGGTGAAGGTGTTACTATCAAGCAGCAGTCGCATAAGCATTACGGTCTTGCATACCGGTCCCTGATCGGCAACGATACCGAAGGATCGTCTCACGGCTATAAAATTCATATTTTCTATGATTGTGTATCCGGTTCTTCTGAAGACAACAACGCTACGATCAATGATAGCCCCGAACAGAAGACCTGGTCTTGGAGTGTTACCACTCTGCCGGTATCTGTTAAAGATTTCAATCCTACGGCTTGCGTTGTTATCGATTCGACCAAAATCGCTAAGGCTAAGCTCACCGAGATCGAGGATCTTCTGTACGGATCTGATACCAAAGAATCTTCTCTTCCTTCTCCCGCGGCTATCAAAGGTATTCTTGACAAAGTTTAATAAAGGAAAATCAAAATGAGCAAGTTGAAGTGGGACGAAAACGGATCGCGATACTTCGAAACCGGTGTCGACAGGGTCGTTGTATACGTTTCTAATTCAGCTGAAGCTTGGTCTGGTATTACAGCGATCAATGAAGCTCCATCAGGTGCAGAACCGACTAAGATCTATGCTGATAACATCGTCTACGGTGTTGTAATGAGCCCTGAAGAGGACGCTCTCACGATCGAGGCGTTTACATATCCTGACATTTTTAACAAATGTATAGGGCATGTGGAGCTTGGGCGTGGGGCGTATATTGGACAACAAACGCGAGTTCCATTTGGACTTTGCTGGAGAAGTCTTGTTAAAAACGATACTGATACTGTCGATGATTATAAGCTTCATTTGATGCCATTACTATATACGTCTCCGTCCGAGGAGTCTAATGCGACCGAAAACGATAGTCCAGAGCAAAAAACATATACCTGGAGTGCTACGGCCTTATCTGTAAATATTGATGACGAACGGACCACCTGTGCTATTGTAATAGATTCGCGGCAGTTCAATAAAAGAGGGCTATGGAACGCTCTTCGCTCCATAGAAGATAAACTTTATGGAACCGATAAAACCCGTCCGAAAATGTTGCTCCCAGGAGAGATTCTTTCAACTATTACGAGCTCTTTAAATCTGTTAGATAGTAACGGGCGGTCGATACTGGACAGCACCGGAGAAAATATAACATCTGCCGTTTATAAGGCTGGTTAACTGTAAAGGCCGCTTAGCAAAGTCTGAGTGGCCTTTTGTTTTATTAGAAAGGAGAATCACATGATTAGTAAAACAATCACGTACGTTGATTATAACGGCGTAGAAAAGCGAGGTACTTATTGGTTTAACATGTCCAGAGCGGATCTTGTTGAACTTGAGATGCATGATGAAACTGGTTGGTATGACAGACTCAAGCAGCTCGTAAACGAACAGCGGGTTCGTGAAGCCTATGTCATGATCGAGCAGTTTATCAAAGATTCTTACGGCGTTAAAACGCCTGACGGAGGTTTTGATAAGGATCCTAAGTATCTTAAGGCGTTTCGCGATACCGAGGCATACTCTGAGCTTATCTGGGGCTTTGTCGAGAATCCTGAAGAGTTTGCAGATTTTATCAACGGTATCGTGGCTTCTGTACAGAAGAGTGTCGATGCGATCGATGTTGATAAACGTATCGAAGAAGCAGCAAAGAATAACGGCAAGGTTGTGACATTTGCTACACCTAGTAATCCCTGATCAGGAACTATGGGATGCGGTCCGCGCAAAATTTATTTCGGTTAAGGGAGCTGAAGTCGATCTCGAGTATAGCCTTGCCGCGATTTCAAAATGGGAATCTAAATGGCACATTCCTTTTCATGATGACCGAAAACAAAAAACACCTGAGCAGAGTATAGATATTATACGGTGCATGTGCACTACGCCAGATGTTGATCCAAAAGTGTTTGAGTATGTAACAGAAGAGAATGCCAGACAAGTAAGTGAATATATCAGCGATGACGCAACCGCTACGTGGTTTAGCGATACCGGACGTAAGAAAGGTGGTAAACGTGAGATTGTAACCGCGGAGATCATCTACTATTGGATGACTTTATACAATATACCAGAAAGTTACCAATACTGGCATTTAAATAAGTTAATAACTTTTATACGCGTTTGTGCGGAAAAGAGCAATCCAGATAAAAATAAGAAAATGTCTAGCAATATGGCAGCACAGCGTAGAGCTCTTAATGCTGCTCGAAAGAAAAGATATCATACAAGAGGGTAAAAAAATGTTGATGCAGTGGAAATCAACTGGCGACTTCTTAAAGCTTGATTCTTTTTTAAATAACATTAAGCGCGGTCTACTGATGCAATCTTTTGAGAAGTTTGGCAAAGAGGGTGTTGAAGCACTAAAAGCTGCTACGCCGGTTGACACCGGAAATACGGCATCTTCATGGTATTACAAAATTACTCAGAAAGCGAACAGTGTAGTAATAAGTTTTTGTAACGATAACGTTAATAAGGGTGTTCCGATAGCTGTTATATTACAGTACGGCCACGGAACCAGAAACGGTGGATGGGTTGAGGGGCGCGATTATATAAATCCAGCCCTTCAGCCCGTGTTTGATAGATTGCTGGCAGAAGCGTGGAAGGAGGTGTCAAAGTGAGTACGACTGTTGAGAAGCGCGTTGCCGAATTCGGTGCAGAACTGTCGTTCAATAATCAACAGTTTGAACAAGCAGCGCAGACCTCCATAAACACGCTTGGGAGACTTAAAGAAGCGCTTAAGTTTAAAGGATCTGATCAAGCATTCGAAAAAATTACTAAAGCTTCTGAGTCTACTAATCTTAGTAAGATTGAGACCGGCGTAGACAGACTGACTAAACGGTTTTCTACACTGGGAATAGTTGGTATGACCAACATCATGGATCTTACAAGGCATGTTCGAAGCAATCTCCTTACCGCAATTAATAGTGTAACCAGCAAGATAGTTCAAGGCGGTAAACGCCGAGCAATGAACGTTGAGCAGGCTCGATTTCTGTTACAGGGTCTTAGAGACGACTCTAAAGAAATCGAAGAGATCATGACCAACGCGAAAGACTCGGTTACTGATACTGCTTATGGATATGATCAGGCAGCTATGGCGGCTGCTCAATTTGCTACTTCTGGCGTTAAAGCCGGAGAGCAGATGAAACGCACTTTGGCTGGTGTTGCTGGTGTTGCAGCTACAACAAACTCCGAGTATTCGAGCATTTCGACTATTTTTACGCAGGTTGCCGGTAAAGGTCGTCTTATGGGCGACGAGCTTCTTCAGCTATCGACAAGAGGCTTGAACGCTGCCGCTATTATTGCTAACTATTTTAACAATGTTCAAAATGGATCTGTAGAAGCTACTGAATCTGTTCGTGCCTCGATCAAAGAACTCACTAATGGCTTACAGGTTACAGAAGGTGAGATACGAGAATGGACAAGTAAGGGCGAGATCAACTTCGATGTCTTTGCGAGCGCCATGGCTGAGACTTTTGGCAAACACGCAAAGGACGCTAATAAGACACTTACTGGCGTTCTTAGTAACGTTAATGCCAGATTTTCACAGATTGGTGAAAAATTCTATACACCCCTTATCGAGCAGGAAGGCCCTCTAGTAAATTTCTTTAATATCGTTAAAGACAAGTTAGCTGAGGTTAGAGATAATGTTCAGCCATTAGCGGATCTTGTCGACGGGGCCATAATTAAAGGTCTATCGGGGTTACAGGAAAAAATTTCTGCTATTCCTGTAAAAGAGTTTTTTGAGACGCTTAACCAAGGAATTACAACTCTTAAGAGCGGGTTGTCTCCTGGATCGGTTATAACCAAAGGCATGATGGAGGGACTCGGTTTAAACGAAACTCAGCTTGATGCATTTACAACGGCTATAAAGCATGTCGCTGAAGAGCATGGTATAGCGATCGATAAAATGATCGAAGCTGATGGTAGTTTTCTCGATACCCTTAAACACGGTTGGCTTACACTCGATATTTTCAAGGAGGCTCTTAACAAAGTATTCGGGAAAGAAGGAACCGAAGAAACTGTTAAGAATATTAACGAGATTCGTGAAGCCGCTATAGCTACTATCAGAGGCGATTACGGTAACGGCGCAGAGAGAATCGCTAAGTTAACCGAAGCCGGTTTCGATCCAGAAGTTGTACAAGCGTATGTTAACAAAATTCGCGAGGCTGCAGACGGAACGTGGAACTTCACCGACGCAATGCTCGATGCGATCGATGCCGAGAGTAATAACGTTGACGTGCTTTCCGCCATGTCTGATGAGCAACTTAAGGCCAAAGGATATACCAAAGAACAAATAGATGCGCTTCGAGAACTCGCCAAAGTTGCAAAAGAGTCTGGGACACCACTGAACGATCTTCTCGAGAAAACAAAAGACCCGTTTTACGGCATTAAGTTGATATTTGATTCGGCAATTAATGTCCTATCTAACATACCCAAGATCGCTGGAGCGGCGAAAAAGGCTTTCTCAGAAGTATTCCCTCCTGTTTTGTTTGCTCAGATTGCAGGGTTCATTCTAAATATCAACACTCTTTCAAAGAGCTTAGTCCTTAACGACAAATCTATTTCCAAATTACAACGCACATTTAGAGGTCTCTTTTCTGTTGCCAAAATTCTTGGAACGGCCTTATTAAGTATAGGACGTGTGGCTTTACCGCTTATTGCAAAAGTTGGTAATGGTGCAATTTCTGTAATATTATCCATAACGGCTACTATCGGTGATTTCATTTTTGCATTATCAAATTCCATTACAAAAACAAAACTTTTTGACAAGATCGTTAAACCGATTGGTAACGATCTTAGCGGCCTTGTCGATATTCTTGGTATGCTCGTTTCCGCCATTGGAGACGTTGCGTCTAAGGTACTAGAATTTATCGATAAACACAATTTGGTTTCAGGCTTTGTAGATGTTGTTGCTAAACTTGCCGATGCTGCCTCTAATTTAAGAGTCGGCCTTGGGGATTTGGTGAAAAGTGCAGGCAATAACACAAAGTCTACTGGATTACCAAAACTAGCCGCGTCGATGTCTAACCTCGGTGGCGTGATTAAAGAGAAACTGATAACGCCAGCCTTTGACAGGTTCATTTCATTTCTCGATAAACTAAATATTAAATTACCAAAGACATCCGGTGTACTTGAGACTGGTAAAAAGGCATTCGAGTTTTTTACAACGTCTTTGGCCAACGTTATTGACATTGCAGCAAACAAATTAAGTTCTATTGATTTTACAAAGTTTTTAGATACCGTCGGAGGCGCGGTTGGCGTCGCTATCACAAAAGTTCGCGACAAGATCAACGCAATCGACTTCGAAAAAGCTTTTACGTCGATTAGAACATTCTTTGACAATATTAAACAGAAATATGCAGTTCCGGCATTCGATAAAATTGTTGAGTTTGCTAGAAACATATCGGCGTATATTCCATCTTTTTCAGAAGTAACAAACTTTATATCCGGATTGTTCGGAGTCTTAACACAAAACATCGCGATACCGGCAGCTGATGCAGTCAAACAGTTCGTCGATAATCTAGTGCAAAACGGCCCTTCACTTGAGTCTTTTGTTAAGTTCTTTCAGGATCTGTTTAAAGTCGTTTCTGAAAATTTCAAAATGCCAGGGTTCGACTCATTAGTTGAACTTGTGCATAAATTGCACGATAATATTTCGTCTCTAGACAACTTTAGCGCTTCTCTATCAGGAATAAAGGACGCCGCAAATCAGTCATATCAGTTCCTTGGTTTACAAGGTATTTTCGATGTTATTTCTAAGATTAAGGAGAAGGCGATCGGTCCGCTCACTGAAAAAATAGAAGAAATTAAACGTGTTTTCGCTGAAAAGTGGAATATGCCAGCGATGGAAAAAGTTCGTTGGGGTATTGAAGAAATCACGAAAGCACTTTCGAAGCTTGATCCTGACACCGTTTATCTTTGGGTTTCAAGGATAACTATGATCTTGACGATTCTTACCGTTAGGAACACGGTTAAAGAATTGGGAAAACAGTTTAAGAGTTTAGCGGATGCATGGGGCGGTGTTGGTAAAGCTTTTCAGTCAATTGCGGATAGCTTTGCTAGTGTTGGTAAAAGTTTATCTGGTGGAATCACAAAACTGTTCGATTCGTTGAGCTCTGTTGTTTCAACATTTAAGACCGGCATTAAAGTCAACATGATTCTTAAGATCGCAGTTGCTATAGGAATCGTAGCAGCTTCGATGTTCCTTTTATCTAAAATTCCAGAAGAAAAATATGCACAAATCGCTGTATTAGTGTTAGAGATCGCGATTGCTTTAGGAGCCACATACGCTGCTATTTCGATATTTAACAGAATCGGTGATCCGCAAGGTGGTGCTTTATCGATTCTGGCTTTTGCTGCGGCAATGGTGCTGATCGCTAAAGCTATGGAGAAGTTAAAGGATTTCAAGCCAGACGAAATTATCTATACCGGTGTTGTTGTCGGCGCATTAATGGTCGTGCTTGGAATTTGCACTCGCCTTGTTTCTAGTCTTGACGCCAAAGTAACGGATTTGTTCGTTCCTCTTTCGTTTGTGATAGCACTTGGAGTGCTGATAACGGAGATTGTCGCATTCGGTAAATTTGTTTCGTCTAACGAAGAAGTTGCACGCAAAGGTATGGACGCCGTATTTGAGATAATGGTTGTTCTAGCTCTTTGTATGCAAGGTTTTAGACATCTAGGTTCTAATCCTGCAGATCTGTTTGCGCCTATATCTTTCGTTTTAGCTCTGGGTATTCTAGCACTCGATATAGTGGCGTTTGCTCTGATTCCTGAGACGTGGTATACCACCGCATACGATCGAATTACGGTTATGGGTACGTTGCTTGTAGCGGCTGTAGCTATTATGGGTATGTTTAGCGCTGGTGCAGCAAACGTACTTATGCCTTTGGCGATCGTCGGCTCGTTACTTATTCTTGCTGCTGATATTATTGTGCTTTCCTTGATACCGATATATTTATTAGTTAAGGGCGGAGCAGTTGCAATTACAGCTCTTGGTGTGATTTCAATAGCTTCAGGCATTTTGTTACATATCGCTGGTACATCTTCGGCTGCTTTGGGTGCTTTGGCTGCTCCAATCGGACTTGCTTTAGGCGTTGGCTTATTGGCTGGGGCTATTGTTAAATTGGGTCTGGCTTATGACAAGGCCAATCTCGAAGCAGGTTTTCAGATTATGCTGTTTACAGCATCTGTACTAGTTTTTGCTACTGCTGCATTTAACGCCGCACTTCAAAATGGCATAAATCCTGGAGCTTTTATTACGGCTATATCCGTTGCAATTGGTGTTGGTTTACTTTGTGCTGAGATTGTTGCAGTTGGAAAAATAGCTACTAGAGATGAAATAAATACAGGCGTTGAGGCCATGGCAGCGGCAGCTATTGCGTTAGTTGGCGTTTCGGCGTTTATGAGCGAAATTAAATTATCGCCTGCTTTGGTGATAGCGCCTCTTGAATTCGTGATTGTTTTTGGCTTGTTATTGGCTGAAATGATTCTTGCTGGTAAACTGGCCACAAATGAAGATGTAGTACGTGCACGAGAAATGATGCTGACAGCAGCTGGTGCACTTGTTGGTACTGCATTAATACTTAGTCAGTTACAACTAAATGTTGGCATGTTAGCGGCCCCGCTAGTGCTGATTGCAACAATATATGCCATCGTCGAGGCTATTCGTAAGCTCGGATCAATGGATCAAGCAGAATTTGCTCAAGGTTCTCAGGGTATTGCGGATGCTTTATTCGGCATAGCGGTAGCATTTTTGGCAATGTCAGCGGTTGCTCCTCAACTTGATATTCTTGCTGGCACCGTGTTGAAATTGTCCGCAGCAATGGTTGTTGTTGGCGCTGCTTTTGTTATTGCAAGTGTTGGAGCGTCCATACTAGCGTTTGCTCTTCAGGAAATGAATAAGTGCGATCCAGAGACATTGAGAGCAGGGTTGGGCGGTATTGCAATTGTTATCGTGGCTATTGGTGCTGCCGCCGCTTTCGCCGGTGTACCGTCATTAGCACTTGGCGCTGCTTTTGTACTTGTTGGCGCCGGTTCTTTATTGTTCGCTGCTGCATTGTCTGTTTTAGCCGGTACAATTCCGGCCATTGTTGAACAGATTAAATCTCTCGGTCAAGCATTCCAGCAAGCAGGTGCTGATATTGTAAACGGTGCCGTTGGCGGTGTACTTCAAACCGGTGGAGCATTCGTAGGCGGAATTGCTGATATGGCCGTTTCCGGGTTCAAAGCGTTCGTCGACTTTTTCGGGATTAATTCACCATCAAAGTTAATGGAAGCGTTCTCGGCGTTCATTCCAGAAGGTGCTGCTAACGGAATTACTAACAACTCTTCTGTCGCTGAAAAAGCGATGAAAACCATGTCTACCGGAATGCTTTCTGAGTATTCAAACACTTTGTTCGGGAAAGGCGGCATACAAGAAATAACAAAAAAAGTGCCAAAAGAAGCAGGTGTCGGCGTTGAAGGGTCGTCTGGCGAAGCTGGAGATTATATTAATAACTTTAGCGAATATTTAAAAGGACAATTCGATACGTCGATGTTCGGCGATGATGCATGGGCACAGATGACCGCACAACTTCCTAGTGAGGTCGGCTCTGCAATAGAGGCTAATAGTTCTGACGCTACCGACGCATTAGATAAACTAAAAGAGCAAATGGGTGAAGAGTTTGATACACAAAAGATACTGGATAGCATCGGCTCTTCTACTAACGAAATTCCTTCTATTATCGGGTCAGGCATTAGCGATAACGCGTCTGACGCTACTTCTGGTGTTGATGACGTGATGTCATTACTGCAGTCAACAGCTACAACGACTGCCGGAAACGAAAAAACAAAATCTGCCGGTAAGACCTTTGACGATTCTTTAGGCAAAGGAATAAAAGCAAATAAATCAAAAGTCAAAACGGCAGCCAAAGATGTTGCTAAAGCCGGTGCCGAAGCAGCTAAAGACACTAAAGATAAATGGGTTGACGTTGGTGAGGCATTGTCGGACGGTCTTGCGAAGGGCGTAAAGAATCACGCTGGCAAGATTGAAAGCGCTGCCAAGCAAGCCGCCAGAGATGCTTATAATGCGGCCAAACGAGAACTTAAGTCGAATTCCCCTTCAAAGAAGACGATCGAACTTGGTAAATGGTTTGATCAGGGTCTGGCGATAGGCATCAAACGAAACACGTTCGGGGTTGTCAAATCAGCAAGGGTTCTTGCCGAGGGCGCTATAAGCACCGTTAGTGATTCGCTTTTATCTTTGTCCGATCTAATGAGCTCTGATATGGTGGATGATCCGGTCATCAAGCCGGTTCTTGATTTGTCGGACATTCAAAATGGGTCTAATAGACTCTATTCTATGATGTCCGATATGGACAGATACTCGCTTCACGGTAATATCGATCTGGCTACATCAACTGCTAGCAGTGTCGAATCCGAACGTAAGACTCGCAGAGACCGAGACAACGATATTCTGTCGACATTGATCGATGGTCTTAAAGCTCTTAAGGAACAGAATGAAGCTCCTAGAGGAAATACGTATATTATTGACGGAATTACATACGACGATGGTAGTAATGTTTCTACGGCCATTGACATGCTAGTCAGAGCCGCAAAGGTGGGAGGTAGGGCTTAATGGCATCAGTTAATCCGATTGCTAATATAGTAATCGATTTACAGAAAAATACCGATAGAACCGTCTATGCGACTTGGTCGTGGGACAAGGCGAGTACGACGGATCACTATGAAGTTCGATGGGATTATACCACTGGAAATCTTGCGACAAACAAAAAACCTCAGTGGTTTATCAACACTGAAGAAAACGTAACACATACACAAAGCATTTTCACTCCTCCGGCTAACGCCCTTAGTGTACGAGTTCAGGTAAAGCCCGTCGCGAAGGCTAAGTCTGGGAGTGACTCTGCTCCACAGTGGACAACGAACTGGACTAAGTTTTACACATATTCTTTTACCGAACACGCAAGCTCCATAACCAAATCAATTCCAGCGATGGATAAGTCGGCGGTTGGACTCCGAAAAGAGTCTGGAACGGACAGAACCTATTGGTCCGAATGGACCTGGTCGAGAAGCCATACTGCTGGTTATGCAGTTCTTTGGGAATATTATACTGCTAACAAGGAGTGGTTTATTGGTAATAGTGGAATTGTTACTGATAAATTTTCATCCTATACAGCTCCTAATAATGCTCTTCGAATTAAGGTTCGTATAAAGCCGATTGCAGAAACTTATCCTGATTCTGCTATTGAAACTCCATATTGGACTTGTAAGGGATATTCTGAAGCTAAGTTACTGGTTATTGAACAAGATACTGAAGTTTCTTCTGATACGGTTACAAATTTACGTCTTGACCGACAGAACGGAACTGATAGAACGGTCTATGCTACTTGGACGTGGAACAAATCGTATACCGATCATTACGAGGTGGTTTGGCAATATGCTGTTCCTGGCGATACGACGTGGTTTGATGGAAGTCGTAGTTCTGTAACAAGTAAAATCTCACTTTACGATGCACCACAGAACGCAAAAAATGTACGAGTAACAGTACGTCCGATTTCTAAGATTCGTGCTAGTAACAAATATTTCTGGACTGCAAAATCGTTACGGTCAAAAACGTTTAATGTCGTAGAAGAAACCCCAGAACGTCAGAATCGAATACCAGTAAAAAAGACCTGTCGTCTGGTTGCTGGAACTGAGCGGACCCTTGTAGCTCAATGGCAATGGAAAGCAGGTGCAATATCCAACTTTGAAATCGAATGGGAATATCGACTGGGCGGTGCAACTACATGGTCGCCGGATTCGTCGGCGACAGTACCTGTTACGGCTCCCATTTCCACCTATAATGTACGGGCGGAAGCTGTTGAAGTTCGTTATCACGTAAGGGGTGTTAGCAGTTCTAGTACAGTTACTTTCCCATTTTCTGGATGGGTTGTTTATTCTTTAAAAGTTTCGGAACCGGAAACAAAAAAGAAAAAAGCCGCAGTTTCCGAAATACGAGTCCAAGTTCCAGGTGAACGCACATTGTATGCTACCTGGGACTGGGACTACACGAGTACCACAGACCATTATCGAACTGTATGGCAGTATACGACTCCTGGTAGCGGGATATGGTTCGACGGTCAGGTAAACGAAAACGAGAAAAGAAGCTATTCGCTTTATACGCCGCCATCTGGAGCTACAAAAATACGATTCTTTGTAACGCCTATAGCCAAGAAGAAAACTGTCAGGCTTAAGGATGACACATACGAATGGATAGCACTTCAGTCAGAACCAACTACGTTTTCTTACACGGAAGTGACCAGTGATCCAGCAATAGCTCCGACACCGACCATTTCCATCGATGGGCTTACGCTGACCGCAAAAGTTGTAACTTACGATGCATCTACTACTCATATACAGTTCGATGTTATAGCAAATAATTCAAAGAGATACAAAACTGGTATCTCTGAGGTTACGTATAACGAAGCCACATTTACTTGCACGGTGCAGGCTGGCAGTTTTTACAAAGTTAGAGCTCGTGGTATGAATCCAATTGATTCCACGAAGCTTAATAGTGCATCGACAAATATGTCTAATGTACAGTGGAATGCTGGCACATGGTCTGAATATACTGACAATGTTGACACTATACCTGCAACACCTGTTGGTTTTACCTCGCATCAAGTCATAACCGAGACATCGGTACGACTTACCTGGGCTAAAGTTAAAACCGCCGATAGCTATGATGTTGAATATGCAACAGATTTGTCTTATTTTGACGAATCTGATCAGACTACTACTAAATCCGTTGACGGCGTTGAAGCAATTCTAATAACCGGTTTAGATAGTGGTCATGAATATTTTTTCCGTGTTCGAGCTGTAAATGAAGTAGGGCCTTCTGGGTGGTGTCCCGATATTTATAAGGTTGTTCTTGGAAAGGTTCCGTCGCCTCCAACGACATGGTCTGAAACAACAACCGCTGTTATCGGCGAAACTGTAAATCTATACTGGGTTCATAATTCTGAGGATAGCTCTGTACAACAAGATGCAGAAATAGAATTAACACTTAATGGTGCTATTTCGATAGTTAAAGCTACTCATTTGTCTATAGACGATACGGCAAGTTATTATACATTTTCTCCGGTCACTGTCGGCGAATATGAAACTACCGACGAAAACGGAAATGTGATTACCGATTCGGAGGGTGATGCAATTATTGGCGCTGTCTATAGCGATTATCCAGAGGGTGCTACGTTAAAATGGAGAGTTAGAACCAAAGGCGTTTTGGATGATTTCAGCGAATGGTCTGGATACAGAACTATTATATTTTATGCAGTACCTACGCTCGAAATTAATGTTTCCGGAAAATCTGAAGACGACTCTCCGATGTATGGTCTTAGATCATATCCTATAATTATAAATGCCATTGCAAGACCAAGCACACAAATAGCAATCGGCTTCAGTGTTGATATCATAGCTAATGAATCTTACGAAACCGTTGATGAAAATGGGCAATCTAGATACATCAGGGAACGAGAATCTGTATATTCAAGATATGTTCCGTCAACCGAAAACGTTCTCAACCTTGAATTGACTGCAGGTGACGTAAATCTTGATAAGAATGTGTCTTATATTCTTATGATTACAGCGGCAATGGATTCTGGTCTTACTGCTGATGCGTCATGGTCATTTACAGTAGCTTGGGATGATGAGGATTTAGTTCCTGATGCCGATGTAACGATAGACGCAGATACATTATGCGCCTACATTCGACCGTATTGTTTGATAAACGACGTTGACTATGTTGATGACGTTTTACTGAGTGTATATAGACGAGAATACGATGGTCGTTTGACGGTTATAGAAAGCGGCCTTGTTAATGATGGATCCGTTACTATAACCGATCCTCATCCTGCACTAAACCACGCAAGGTATAGGGTGGTTGCTCAAAATCAAAATACCGGTGCTGTCGGTTTCTATGATCTTCCTGGTGTTCCGGTAGGTGAAACTGGAATAATTATTCAATGGGACGACACCTGGGAAAACTTCAACCTCGATCAAGAAGAAGCACAAGGAAACTGGTTTGCTAGTCCGGTGTGGTCCGGTTCGATGCTCAAACTGCCATACAATATTGCAATAGCAGACGATTATTCTCCAGATGTAGCGTTTATATCATACGCTGGGCGTTCGCATCCTGTGAGTTATTATGGTACACAGTTAGGAATTACTTCTAACTGGACTACCGAGATTCCAAGAAACGATATAGAAACCCTATATCAGTTAAGACGATTGGCAATCTATACAGGAAACGCCTATGTCAGGGAACCTTCGGGAAGCGGATATTGGGCTCAGGTTAATGTGTCATTTAACCGCAGCTACAATAGCATGTTAATTCCAATTACCTTAAATATTACAAGAGTGGAAGGAGGTGTATGATATTTGCCTGATTGGACAAAGTCGATGCAACAAATATTTGAATATCAGGAAGTTGATCCATACACCTGGGGTGATAAAAGACGAATAGATTCTATAACATCATGCAACATCAAGCGTGACGAAAAAACGGATACATTGGGTAGTGCATCTATAGAATCAACTTCTGCCATTGGCGAGTGTTATGTTCGTCCTTATCTTATTACCATTCAAAATCATATTAAAGAACGATTTCCATTAGGTACATTTCTCTGTCAGTCTCCACGATCATCTTATGACGGCAAAAATCGTTCATTGTCGATTGATGCCTATACACCGTTGATTGAACTAAAAGAGAAATACCCTCCAATAGGTTATTCGATTGCTGCTAACGTAAATACTATGGAATCGGCATACCGCATAGTTCGAGAGAATGTACGAGCACCAGTTATCACTGCCAAAGGTTTACACGTGTTGGAATCACCGTTTGTATCAGAATTGGAAGACAATTGGTTTACTTTTACAAATGATTTGATTGCCCGAGCTAATTACCATTTTGCATTGGATGAATTGTCAAGAATACTGTTCATGCCAAATCAGGATTTTAATTCTATGACCTCGACTTACGAGTATAACGACGGTAACAGTTCAATTCTGAAGGAAGCAGTGGACATCGATCAGGATATTTTTGGAATACCAAACGTTCTTGAAGTTGTATTTTCGAAAGACGATAAGGTTTTATATTCCAGAGTAGAAAACAATGACCCAAACAGTCCGATTTCGACAGTTAGTCGTGGACGGCAGATAGTTCAAAGAATTAACAATCCGGATGGCATAGCAGATTATAATCAACAGAATCTTGATGATTACGCGCTATATTCTTTGCGTGACCTGTCTACGCTAGAATGCACAATCAGTTACACTCATGGTTATTGTCCTGTAAACATTGGTGATTGTGTGACTCTTAATTACCGTCGAGCCGGTCTGAATAACGTAAAGGCCAAGGTTGTGTCACAATCGATAAAATGCGAAACTGGCTGTACAGTTGAAGAGACTGCGGTATTTACTGCAAATTTATGGAGGTGATGACCGATGAACATACCTGATAAGTTATTAAATGACTTTAAAACAATTGTCGCGGCATCGTCTCAGGTTAAACCAAAGAGAACTCAGGCTTATGGAACGATTGTTGACAGCAACGGGGAGATGTTCGTTAAGATTGACGGTTCGGATTTACTTACGCCGTTTGTATCCACGGTTGAAGTTGGTAATGGCGACCGTGTAATGATTACGTTTGATAACCATACTGCTATTATCACTAATAACATCACAACCCCGGCAATAACCAGAATGGGTGATGTCTATATTCAACCGACTGACGAAGGTCTTGTTGTTGGACAGCTTGACGATAGCGGAGAACCTACAGGTGCTTATCTTTTGGTGTCTCCTACACAAACTTCCGTTTATAACCGTAACAAAAAAGCGATGGCTCGCTTCGGAGCTACTTCGCAGATCGGATTAGATAATGCCGTTCATACACAAACCACGGCAAACGGTTATCGAGTGCTTGATTCTAGTGGCAAAACGATGGTCAATATATCTGGTAACAGAGTCGAGGCATATGGTATTACTGATACGACAACCAGATTTACTGCTTCTGCGACAGATTCTAATTCGGGTAGAACAGTCACCGGTTCGATGTATGCTGGCGCTGGAGTCGGTTTGTTTGGCCTGTATGACGAGATTACAAGACGATGGCTTATTAGTTCTGACGTATCCGGTAATGTTAGACTATTTGGTACACCTGTTCAACTAACGTCACAGTCGTTTACACCAACACATTTAAGCGATAATTACGACTATATAGCCGCACCTAACCTGGAGCAATGGGTTGTTGTTGTAATGTACGTTATTGTAGGACTTAATTTCGAGTCGTTAGTGTTCATCAACGGTGGAATGCAGACTCGTTTCATTTCGTATTACAACGGTACGAGAAACATTCAGGGCGCTTTTGTTACTGAATGGAATAACAATCGTGTTGGAGTTCGTTGCAGTCGTGGTGAAGGTACTGATTACGAACAGATAACACTTCAGTCAGTTTGGGGACTTATAAGAAAATAGGAGCAAATAAATGAGCAGAATTACAGAATACACAGCCGTCAACCGGTTCGATACTGGAGACGTGCTTATTAAAGATGGAACAAACGGGACGAAGACTATCACCGCTGTCAATGCGGCAAGAGATTTTGGAAATATGCTTGGAGTATATACACATAGGAACATTTACGGTGGACGTGTGTTTAATGGACTTCCGACCAGCGATCAGCTTGCCGCAATTCATAATGGAACATTTGATGATCTATATCCAGGTGATGCATTTGTCGTAAATGGGCGCCGATATGTTGTTGCTGATCTCGATTATTATAAAGGCCGTTTTGACAGCCTTACTGCAGAAGGATCAACTGCTAAGGATTTGCATCATCTTGTTATGATCATGGTCAGCGGTATGACGCCCGCTACTGCTAAAATGAATGAAACAAGCACCACTGAAGGGGCATACGTCAACTCACTGATGTATACAGAAACTCTTCCAGCTATCCAGGAGCAGATCGAAGAGGACTTTGGCAGTCTTGTAATGACGCATCGTCAGAGCTTTTCAAATGCCACAAGAGACGGTGTACCTACAAACCGCGCATGGTACGACTGCAAAGTCAATCTCATGAACGAAGTTAACTTTTACGGCTGCTATCATCATAGTCCGTCACCAGCAGGTGTTATCAACAATGATCATATGACTATTGATCGAGAGCAATTCGCTTTGCTTAAACTTAATCCGAATTATTTCGGTCGAACTTCTATTTGGCTGAGAGATGTTGTTAACGCTACGTACTTTGCCGTTGCCCACTCCGGCGGCTCCGCCTTCTACTCCGGCAGCGCTGCCTTCAGCTACGACGTTCGTCCCGTCTTCCTCCTTGGAAACTAAAATCAGGAGGCCTTGTGCCTCCGCCTAATAAAATTTAAAGAAAGGAAAAGTTATATGTATAGTCTTACCTTAGCTGACGGGACCGTCCTGGAAAATTTATCTGTTAACGGGAATAATTTTATTTCTGATGATCTTGTTACGGAAGAGATGTTTACCGGTAATACATACGTTATGACCGTAAACGATGGTGAAAATGTTACCGAATACAAGAATATGGCGCTTGTCTACATTCAGAAGAACGGTGATAAATACTGGTTTGGATTCCGTGAGCGTTCTGCTGAGGAACTCGCTCGGATCAAGATGGAGTCTGATATTGCGTTTATCGCCATGATGACTGATGTTGAACTGTGAGGAGGTCGTGATGCATAGCAAAAACTTCGAAAGAATCAGAGACTGGTATCATCTTGGGATGTGGAACAAAAGTCGTGTTCACAGCGTTGTGAATCGTACAAACGGTATCACTCCTGAAGAATACGAAGAGATTGTTGGAGAACCTTTTGAAGCATGAGTAGTGTATATGTGTCCAGAAGAAAAGAATCAAAATGGGAACCGATTATATACTCCGAAACTGTTAAAAATGTATTGTTTGATCTTACTCAGCGGACTTTTGGAATAAAAGATATAAGGAGATCGTTCGAATCCAATACATGGTGTAACGATTTCGACGTTTATGTATCGGTTCTGTTTGATTGTAAACGCAAGATCAATGACAGAGCTTCTTCTCTTATGGATAACGTATACTCGGCAAATGCTATATTTCCAACAAATTTAACAGAGCTCGAAATGCGTCGAAGCATGGTTAAACTATTCGAGACGTTGTTTTGTAAGTCCGTGAAGATCGTCTGTAAGAAAATGGTCATATCGGATGAATTGGTCACGGAGGCCGCTTAAATGACATCATGGTTACAAATAATCGTCACTATCTTGACCTCGGTTCTGGCTTCCTCTGGCCTATGGGCATTTCTCGGAAACAGAGCGGCAATCAATACTGCCGAGCGAGCGATGCTCATAGGTCTTGGACACGATCGCATAATGTTTCTCGGAATGAGATACATCGATCGAGGCTGGATTACTCAGGACGAGTACGAGAATTTAAGAACATATTTGTACGAGCCATATTCAAAGCTTGGAGGAAATGGATCGGCCCACAGAGTAATGTGCGAGGTTGAGAAACTTCCTATCAGAAGTACGGGTTTTGAAGGCATGGGAGGAACAAAGTAATGCAGACAATTCTCAGTAATAAACAGTATGATATTCTGAAGTGGGTGGCACTTGTTCTGCTTCCTGCTCTTGGATCGCTGTACTTCGGCTTAGCCGGTATCTGGGGGTTCCCTTACGGTGAGCAGATCGTAGGGACAATCACTGTCGTAGACACCTTCCTTGGCGTGATCCTCGGTATCAGTACGGTACAGCACAAATCAGTCAAAGAGGAGTAACTACCATACTCCGGGTCCTAGGACAACCGATAAAATGGTAGAATCATATAGAAGGGACGGCTTGTCGCAAGGCTTACTGTCCCTTTTATTTTTTCGGTTTTCGGGAGATTCTATGGACTTCGATTTGAATTATGCCGTTGAACATGGGATAATAGACGTGCCTGCCGTTCGGTTAAGAATCGAAATGGAGAAAAGAAAAGACTTAATCGAGGCACATCCGTTCAAGCCATGGGAAGGCAAAGACGGCAAATGGTACGTTTATATTCCAGATGAAAAGAAAGGGAGGATACTTAAGAAAAGGACAACGCAGAAGGCTATCGAGGATGTTATAGTCTCTTATCAGAAAACACTGCTTGATAATCCGACGATCGATGACGTTTTCACAGAGTGGAACGACTACAGGCTCGAACTCAAGAAGATAAGTAAGTCGTCGCATACGAGATTCAAAGAAATCTACAAAAGACATTTTAGTGAATTTGGTAAGCTTCGTATAAAAGATATTTCGGAGGATGAGATAATTGACTTCCTTGAGGAGCAGATACCAGAACACAACTTGTCTGCTAAAGGGTTTACCAGTCTCAAAACAGTTATGAGAGGGATTCTCAAGAGGGCTAAGCGGAAGAAGTATATTTCCTTCAGTCCGGAGCTTCTCTTTGCCGATCTGGATGTGTCTGACAGAGAATTCCACAAGACGGTAAAAGAGGACGCCGATCAAGTATTCAATGAGTCTGAAACTGAGACCATGGTGAATTATCTGACTCAGAATTGTGACATTCGCAACGCAGGTATCTTACTTATATTTGTGAGTGGCTTGAGGATAGGTGAACTTGTGGCCCTGACCAGAGAAGACTTGGATCCCGAGCTCAATGTCGTTAGAGTAAGAAAGACCGAGACCAGATTCAAGGAGAATGGTGAAACTAGATATGAGGTGCTCGACTACCCTAAGACAGCAGCCGGTGTAAGAGACATAGTGGTTCCTTCAAGTTACAGGTGGCTTATCCGAAATCTCTACATCGCTACACCAGCAGGAGAATTTATATTTTCTGAGAATGGTAAAAGACTTACAACTCTGCAGATGAGAAAGCGTGAATACTCGGTCTGCAAGAAGCTCGGTGTCAGAAAGAAGAGTCCTCACAAGATCAGAGCCACATACGATACGATTCTGCTGGATGCGTCAGTGGACAGGCGTATGGTGAAAGACCAGATGGGACACGCTGATATTCGTACGTCCGAGGTTAACTACCATCGCAACCGCAAGTCACATGACAGAAAACAGGAGATAATCGACTCGATTGCTGAGTTTCACAGAGCTTGATTACCTCGTTGATTACCTTCTATATTCTGCATAAAGCAAAAGACCTCAGAACTCCAGTATTTTCGGGAGAGCCAAGGTCTTTGGGGAGAGCTGGCAACGAGAATCGAACTCGTAAGAAAAACTATGAGAGCCGCATAAACATTGGTTTTCCGCCAATTATATTTGATTACTTTTGATTGAAAGGCAATCACAAAATAAGAAAGGAGATACGGACGGCAGGCAACAACCGTACTCATGCACCCATGGATTGTATTACTCTTCTGGCGAAAGGAGTATACGACTATGGGTGATTTTTTATGTAAAGAACTATCAAAGACTAATCGATGGTGGCTGCCTAGATACAGGTATCTTGAGCTGAGGTATTTCGCATTGCAATATCCTGAGTGGAAGAGGCGATACGAAGAACTCGGCAGCGGTGTCAGATCTATAGCGACTGATATTCTCAGAGTGAACGGGTCCGGTATAGTCGACCCTACTGCGGACGTGGCTATTCGGAGAGCTACGCTAAGCGACAAGATGAAGCTGGTTGAACAGACCGCTATAGATGCTGATGCTGAACTGTACAATTATATTCTCAAGTCAGTTACAGAGAATCTGACGTTCGTTTGTCTGAAGGGTGTATATGATATGCCATGTGAACGAGATATGTTCTACGATCGCAGGAGGAAGTTCTATTGGTTACTTGATAAGATGCGCTAAATTTACAACCTCCTTTATGGGAAATAGTCCCGTTTCAAAATGGAGGTTTAAAAATGAATACTATTATTGGACTGGCAGTAGCAGTTGGAGGCTGTTTGATCGCGGTGTCGTTCGGAGGAGCGACAGCAGCGTTCTGCGGCATCGGTTTGTTTATTGCCGGTGCAGCAATAGCTGCATGACATAACAACGAAACGATATTTCCGGCAAGGGATCCGAGCAGGGTCTCTTGCTTTTCCGCATCTTTTACATCTCCTATAGTGAAAGGAGGTTAAATATGACATTTAAAGAGCTAAGGGAAAAACTCGGATGGTTATTGCGAAACCATTGGCTGCTTACTATAGTGGCATGTATTGGTTTCGGTGGACCAATTCGGGGTGTAGCGTTAATACTGTTGTTGTATTTATTAGCTGAGTAAGACGGGGAGACTGTGTACCAAGCGTACATGGTCTCTCTTTTTGTGTGGAGGTTGATATGCTCGAATACTGCGTTTTAGTTTTAGTTTTACTATTGGTTTTCATTGGCGGTGTCGTTATCGGGCGTGTTTTATGCAAAGATATTATACGTCCCGTTGGCGATGCGTATATTATTGACGATGACGCGGATAATAGTTCTTATGTTGCCTTAGGGTTAACACCCGGGACAATAGACAAGTTAAAAACCGGAGACATAATAGCGTTTAATGTTGAAAGAATACGCCAATAAAGCAAGTTCTATAATGAGGAACAAGTTCACTTATCAACTTTAACGAAAGGAGAAACTATGAGTGAAGTGATCGAAAAAATGGAAGCCGAGCATTTAGCTTTGACTGATCATATTTCAAGTCTTTCGAAAGATAGTACCGAATACGATCAGGCCATGAAGAACCTGGAGACTCTCACGAAGAGTCTGGTCGAAGCAAAGCAGGCCGAAGCAGAGCGTACCCGGAAGGAAAAAGAGCGTGTCCAAGCTATTAAGCAATGGCAGGCAGAACAAAAACTGAAGGAAGACGGAGCTGACACGGCCCATGCAGAGTTTATGATCAGATTGATCGTCGAGTCAGGTCTCAGGGTGGCTGAAGACTTGACCGGTATTCACATCTTCAATCGGGAGATGGATTTCCAGTCCAGCGACGTGCACAGCTTCCGTTGGGGGCCGATTTCGCAGAAACTGCCCTTTCTTGGGGGTAAGAAAAAGTAACTAGTGATTCGCGGGCTATGTGGGCGTCAAATGGCGTTTGCATAGCCTTTTTATTTTGCGCATATTTTACAAACTCCTATATGAGATATACGCAGTTATTAATATCGTATATAGGAGGTAATAAAATGATGAATACGATTACAAAAATAAATTTCAAAGGAATAGTAAAAATCTTAATCGTTACTGCGGTGGCATTCCTGATCGGAATTGTGTTCGAACGAGTTTATTGGAACGCAAGTCCGGAATGGATTGACATTGGAGGAATCTGTGTGGATTGGTATTTCGTAAAAATGAATGTAATCACTATGTTCATCGGCGACCTGCTGATGGACTGGCTGCGTAAATAATCTCAGGAGGGAGTACCTACAACGAAAGTTGCAAGGGCTCCTGCCTTTTGTTTTAGGAGGATTAATGCGTTATCACTATGAAAAACCGGAGATATATGTGCCTGTGTGTGGAGAAACATACAGGTGTAATCATCCGGTATACAACAAGTGTACACTATATAAAATCGGAGATAGAGGTCTCGCCGTCGTTCAGCAAAGATATAGCGTAACAACAAAACGTACATGGTGGACTCAGATCGACGACTACTTTAGAAATCCGATTTATACACATCCTAAATTTATGGAGTATTTCAATCGTATGGCCGGACCTTGCGTTGGTGGTTTATATCCGACAGTTACTATCAGACAAATTATGTGGGCACTTCGGATGAAACCGATGCGAAAACAACTGTGGGAATCAACGTTTGACCATGCACCATTTTAAAAAAGGAGAAAAATGGACATCTTGAAACTTAATACGGATTTTGGAAAAGGTATTGCTTCAATGGTAATAAGCAATTTATTGAGCAGAAAACTCGGTTACACGGTTAAAATCGATCTATCAACGCTCTCCATTCGTAATGACAATCGTACAGTAAAAATCACATTTGCCGGTACAGCCACAGCTCCGACCGATCAGATTAAGATTTGATCGCGCACATTTTACAATCCCCTTTATGGAGATACACGCAACATTACATGTTGATAAAGGAGGTAGTATTATGTTACTCGTGGCTTTTATGGCATTTGGCATTGTGTTACCTAAATTAGCGAAACTGATGGTTGCGTAAAAGGAAGGAGGATTTGATGATTTCAAGCTTAACACTGATCTTGGCGATCTTACTGATTGTTAGTATCGTTACTGATATTAACGGTCGGAATAAGTAAACCGGATCGGGGGAGTTTACGAGAAAATCGTAGGCTCCTTCTTTTGCTTATGCCACGCACATTTTACAACCCCCTTTATGGAGACAATTGTGTCTCGGACTCAAAATTGAAAGGAGAATCGAAATGAAGCTTTTTGGTAAGAAGGTTGAGAAGAGCGAACAGATTGACGACAAGAAGGAGTTTTTCATCCGAGTGTTTGAGGCGGATTGGATCGATGTGGTCAAGTGCCTGCGTTCGAAATACGACAAGCACGACATCCGTATTGTGGATGACGTCGCTGCCGTGGACGGAGCAGACCAGGCCATCGTGAAGATCTACTTTGAAGGCGACATGAACGACTACGTGAATGCTTTGGTCGATCTGGCCAAGAACAACATCAACCGGATTCAGGAAGACAAGGACAAGGAACCGGAAGAGAAGGAGGACGAGAAGAAATAATCCAGTGGGAGGCTCTCGCAGCAAATGTTGCGGGGGCTTCCCGTTTTCTTTTTGGAGGATACGCCATGGATAAAAAGTTCACAATTGTACTTCCTTATTATAAAAATTCAAACAAGGACTTAGCGCTCTTAGAGTTTATGTGTGCTCTAAACCACGCAACGGACATGCTCAAAGTATATGGTCAGATCTCTTTGAACGAAGTGGTGCGAGTCTTTCACTGTACTAACGTTAAAAGTTTTTCATACCGTTGGGGATGGGATCTAAGGATGGACGACAAGATAAACGTTAAAGTAATTAATAACCCTGCAAATCCGTTTGTTTGCTATCTCAAGTTCACGGCAAGAGACATTGTCGGTTAGACCACGCAGATTAAACAGCTCCTTGAATGGAAAGGAGGATCTGCTCATGATATTAGGATTGAGCGGTCTGGCGATTGCGGCAATTGCTGCAGTGATCTTGAGCGCGACGGTGCAGGTAATCAAGATCGTGCAGGCGGATCGTGATTACCAGGCCAGACACAAAGAAAAAGCAGAAACCAAGTGAAGGTGGGAACCGCTGAACAAAATCGTTTGGCGGTTCTCTTTTTTGTTTTTGAAAAAGGAGGATTAATATGGGACCCGCACATGTGTTTCTTATGGCTGGATTATTGATTGCAGGACTTCTGCAGATTCACTGAAGGAGAATAAAATGAAGAAGTGGGATGTTGTTGAACTTGGCAGTGAGATTGTCGGCGCAATCTGCTGTGTAATTGGTATTATTGCGTCCGTTAAACGAGATGAAGATCTGGACGAGCGCGTCCATCGGATAATGCTGGAGGATAAGACAAAGTATAATGAGCACGAGAACAGCTAAGTGCAGTATTCTAAAGCGAATGCGCGAATATCTTGCTGAAATGGGAGATCCTGTGTATAGCCAATCTTTGGATGGTGTTGTGGCAAGATCTTATGCGCAAGCAACTGTGCAAGAGCTGATCAGTCGTGTCGAAAAATCTGATGATCCGCCGTCCATGGTGGTTTCAGAGTTTATTAAAGAAATGGATAGGCGATCTGGGATGGTGTTCCGGGTCGCCTATGAAATTTCTGTGGATTTGTACGATCATATTTTTCTATGAAAGGAGATAATTATGAAGCATCTCGAAATTAGGATTACGTTTGATGAAAAGGTTCTTGGCTCTCAGCCTGCTGATCCGGAGCTCTACTCAAAGTTCATCGCCAGCAATGCGCCGGACGCGAAGACGATGAAGGAAGAGATCGAGGCTATGGGCGCTACTGAGTACGAGGAGAAAACTATGACCGTGTTTCCTCGTACTGCTGATGGTACACCTTGTATCCTGGATTACCAGATCAAAGGTTTCTTCAAGGATTCCTGCTCGGCTCTTCAGAGGATGAAGGGTGAAGATATCAGCAAGGAGTCCTGCAAAATCAAGGCGTTCAAGAAGATCATTGACGGATGCATTTTTGTCTTTCCTCGTCGTATTCCTATCGATTTCGATGGCAAGATCGGCAACATGCAGAGACCTCTTAGAGCACAGACCGCTCAGGGTGAGAGAATCTGCCTTGCCAATTCGGAGACTATTTCCAAGGGATCTTCCTTCGAGTGCACACTGACATTTCCTGACCAGTACGAGCCTGTTGTGAGAGAATGGCTTGATTATGGCATCTACAAAGGTCTTGGTCAGTGGCGCAACGCCGGATGGGGCAGATTCCACTACGAGGTGCTTGGTGAGAAAGACTGATTTGCGAAGGCATTGTGAGGTATAGCTATGGAAAGGCAGCATACTGTTTTGTAAAGCGAAGGCATGGTCAAGTCTAGCGAAGGTAAGGAAAAGTAAAGTATAGCGATGGCTATGTTCAGTCTTGAGCTGCTAAGGTATAGCAAAGTCCGGTATGGCTAAGGCAAGGTAATGTGCTGTGTGGCTAGGCTAAGGCAACGCATAGAGGCGAGGTGTGTAGCAAAGGCATGGTTAGGCAGGGTCCTGTGGTGCTAAGGCATTGTGCAGTACTGTTGTGCTATGACATGGTGATGCAGCGGCATTGCGAAGCGATGTATGCGCAGCATTTACAACCAGTATTATGAGAAAGAAGACTAGCTCAATGGAAGAGCGCTATTGGAAACAATAGAGATTGCAGGTTCGATTCCTACGTCTTCTTTCTCTTTTACTTTTACACCATTTTTAGAAAGGAGAAAAAAAATGAAAACTATTATTGGTGTAGTGTGCGGTGTTATCGGAATGGTCGTTTCGGTAGTGATTTTCTTAGGTGGAGGCATGTTCGGATTCGTTCTGAACGAATGGGAAACCAAGAACAAGTCCAAGAAGGATACACCGAAGTGCACTGACTTCGATGCGCACGTGTTTGGAAATAGAGGAGGAGAATAAATATGAGGAAAAAAATTGCAAAGAAACTGGTTAACGCAGCAAAAATAGCATGTGAAGTTTCAATCATGATGTGTGAGCTTGGTGCTGGTACCGGCTTCATACTTCTCGGGCTTGGGCAGATCAAGCGAGTTGCAAACGAACACCCCTTTATTAATTTATGGGATTAAGGAGATCGACGATGAAACCAAAGGCACTTCTCAAAGTTGCAAAGACTTGGGTGATTGGCCACGGTCCGCAGATTGCGACCGGAATCGGCATCGCTCTTGCTTTTGCAGCTGGAGTTAAAGCAGTAAAAGAAACACCGAAAGCGGTAAAAGCTATCGAAGAAAAGAAGGAGGAAAAGAAAAAAGAAGAGAATACTGAGGAACTTACTGTCGTTGAAACTGTTCAGACTACATGGAAATATTACGCAATGCCCGTAGTAATGTTCCTCGCGTCTGCGATCCTCATTATCGGTGCGCAAAGGGCTACAGCAAGAAAGGCTGCGGCGTTTGCAACGGCATATCAGTTATCGGAGCAAATGCTACAAGAATACAAAGATGCCGCAAAGGAGGTTGTTGGCGAGAAGAAAGCCAAAGACATCCAGGATCAAGCGGCCATCCAGCAGGTGCAGAAGAATCCGCCTGTAGCAAACAACATTATTATAACCGGTAAAGGCAACCAGCTGTGTCTTGATGCATTGAGTAACCACTATTTCTATTCAAATGCGGAACACATTCGTCAAGACGCCAATCGGGTTATCACACAAGCATTCGCGGATAACGTAGAGTTTGTACCTTTGTCTGATTGGTATTATCAAATTAACCTGCGAGAAGCGATGGATATGGAACTTTTAAAGGATGCCAGCGATACGTTCGGTTGGAATAAATCTGATGGTCAAGTTGAACCGGTATTCACCTCCACACTTGGGACTGGAGAGTTTGAAAATATTCCGATACTTGTCGTTAGCTTTAATACTGTACCGCATCCTGATAAAAATGATGTAGGGCGATGGGGTTAATCCGCAGAATTTACAACCTACTATATGAGGAACAATAAACACTCTTCAATAAATAAGGAGGAAAAGAAATGCCTGAAGAGAACAATGTTGTGGATAACGAGATGATGGTGGCAACACCGGCCGATTACACGGCTGATCCTGGAGTGATCGAGGAGACAGCACCCGGCAGCAACGTTATGAAGGGGGTCCTGTTAGGAGGACTCGCTACAGCGCTGACTGCTACCGGGCTGGCTATCTACAAGCACTTCCGGAAGCCGAAGATGATCGAGAGGCCGGCTAAGCCTATCGGCGGAGTCCTCATTGGGAGGAGACCGGGCAAGAAGTGATTCCGAAAAAAGGAGGTTTTTAAGTAACTCGAACAGAGGGTTCACAGAAATGTGGACTCTCTGTTTTGTTTTTGAAAGGAGAATCTTATGCGCAAACAGGTTATCGCAATCGTGGCTTTGGCCGTATCTGCAGCAGCGTACCTCATCGCAAAGGGCGCGGACGACAAAGCTACTAGAGTCGAAAAGAAGGTTGACAACGCTATCGAGGACCTTTCCGGTATGACATCAAACGCCTTGAGAGGCCGTGTCAGCGATGGTCTTATCAATGAGGCGATCCAGCGTGCAGCCAATAAGAAGGTTTCTCAGATCACGAAGTCTGTTTCTGACGATATCCGGTCTGAAATTGAGTCCAAGGTCGAGCGCATGGTCCAGTCCGCGTTCGACAAAGCTCGTTCTGATCTGAACATCTCTGACATGGTGAGACGAAAGGCGAAAGAGATTGTGCGAAACCTTACTGCGGATGATTTGTCTACTACATTGGTAGACGACATCAAGGACAGCGTGGTGGACGAGATGAAATCCCAGGTTAAGAAGAAATTCGTAGACAGCGTGTTCTAAATAATAAATAAAATCAACAGTTCATGGTAATTCTGGAGAGGGGTTTGCATAAGCAGGCCCTTTTCCATTTGCAATAGGAAGGAGGCGCTGTTGGAAGACTACAGAGCTAACTCACATAAAGCTAAAACAGAAGCAAGCGCGCAGACCCAACCACCTGAAAAAAAGAATGAGAAAGTGGCCAAGGGCACTGTTGCGATTAAGAAAAAATCCCCGGTGAGTAAATTCGTAGAAACATTTGTACAAGAGGATGCTAAGACCGTCAAAGGATATATCGTCGACGAGGTCGTTGTGCCCGCAGTCAAGACGACAGTATCCGATATCGTGAAAAATACGCTGGACATGATGTTCTGGGGCAAGAGCGGGCGGCCTAGAAGCCAGACAAACGCATCGAGAATCCAGTATACGAATTATTCAAAGCAACAGACGGTCCAGGCTAGATCGGTTCAGACCACGGGACAATCTCGAGCGAAAGCGTATGAGTTTGACGACATTGTATTCAACGACCGTCAGGATGCTATTGATGTGCGAGATCGTATGAGAGAGCAGCTTAGCGTGTATCTCATGGTGTCTGTCGCTGATTTGAAGGATTTCGCTGGTGTTGAACCGAAGTATATGAAGTATACCGACAACAAGTATGGTTGGACTGATCTGTCAACGGCAGAAGTGGTTCATGTAGCAGGCGGCGGATGGCGAATCGATCTGCCAAAAGCGATAGTGCTGGAGTGAAAGGAGATTAATTTTGAGTAAGTTTAAACTTGGAGCAATTGGTGGAAAAATTAAAGGTTTTGCGCACGCGATTAAATCCGGTGCAAAGCATCACAGTCCGGAGATCCTCATGGCTGTAGGTACTGTTGGAGTCGTTACTACAACGGTTGTAGCTTGCGTTCAGACGAGAAAGCTGGATGATGTTCTGACCGAGCACGAGGAGAATCTTGATCGCATTAAAGCGCTCCGTGAAAAGAGTGCGGAGGTCGGTGAGCCCAGCAACTACGGCAAAGAGACCGTCATGGTTTATACAAACACTACATTTAAGATCGCAAGACTGTATGCCCTTCCTTTGACGCTCGGTGCAGCGTCTCTTTTCTGTTTCTTCGGAGCGCATCGTATTCTGAAGAAGAGGGTTCTGGCTCTGGCTGCCGCGTACAATACTCTCGATGCAGGATTTAAGCAGTATCGAGGTAGAGTCGCTGACCGTTTCGGAGAAGAGGTCGAGAAGCAGATTCGCCATGGTATTACCACCAAAGAAGTCGAGGAGACTGTCGTAGACGAGAACGGCGAGGAGAAGACCGTTAAGAACACATACGAGGTTGCTGATGGTGGGGAAAGCCCTTATCAGAGATATTTCACTCGCCACAACCCTCACTGGGATCGTTCTCCGGACACAATGAGATTCTTCTTTAATTCCGAAATGGGCGCTATGAACAATCTCCTTAAAGCACGAGCACATACGAATCCATTCCACGTTGGCATCGTAACATGGAATGAAGTCCTCGAGCGTCTTGGTTTTGATATTCCGTCTGATGGTAGCGGTCTAGTTGTCGGATGGATGTACGACGCAGATCAGCCGTATGGTGACAACTACATTGAGTTCGACGTTAAGCCCTGCTTTGTTCCTGGCGAGAACGGAAAACTGGAACAGGCTTACTCGATCGATTTTAATGTTGACGGCAATATCTACAAGGAACTTCACCGGCGGGACTTAGCGCTCCGGGATCGGGCAATGTAATGCAGGACATGTTCGACTACCCGCAGTTGATGTATCACTATTAAACATGGAGGATAAAAATGAATAAAGCCGCGTATATAGTAGCGTTTGGTTGCGGCGCTGTGTTTGCTGCAGCCGTTATGACGATACTCAAAGAAAGAAAACAGGACACCGTCGAAGAAGAGACCGATGCAGTTTTCCTTGATGATGACGAGGATATTGACGAAGAAGAGAACCATGAAGTCGTTACCGTTCCTCAAGATCATGTTGAGGTAACTGAAGTAATGTCCGACATCTGTAAAAAGAACGGATACTCAGTCGGTGATCGCACAAACCAGGACGATAACGATGGACCGTATGTTATTGCTCCTGAGGAATTCGGCGAATATGAGGATTATGACGCCATTAACATGACTCTTACGTCAGATAATGTTTTGCTGGACGATAGTAACGGTAAAGTTGAGGATCCAGAAGACAATGTTGGTACAGGATTTATGAATTACTTTGGGGTGTATCCGGATGATCCAAACACTGTATATATCAGGAACGATGATCTTTGCGCTGACTTTGAAATCGTAAAAGATCTCAGGACGTTCGAGGAGATCGACGCAGATTTACCCCACATGAAGTGGAGGGAGAATGGATGAGATTTGCAACGGCTACTTTGACTGGCTGTGTGATCTAGTAACATATGATCGTCCAAGTATGAAGAAAACGTATAGAAAACTATTAGTTTTTCTTCACGATCATAGTTTCCGTTACAGTATACCTCGTGATGGTAATCGTTATGAAGACGGTATCAACATGCGGTATCTGTACGGTGTGAACAATAATGTATCGCAAAGAGATATTGCGCGTGAACTAGACGGAAAGCCGTGTAGTATTCTCGAGATGATGGTGGCGCTTTCTCACAGATGTGAATCTGAGCTTATGTCAAATGACGACTACGGTGATAGGACCGGGCAGTGGTTTTGGGGCATGGTAAACAATTTGGGTCTCGGAGAAATGAATAATAACAACTTCGATGATCATTATTGTCAATACGTAATAAACAGATTTCTTGACAGAGAATATGCGCCCAATGGTGCGGGTGGTCTGTTTACTGTAGATGTTAATAACGGAATCAATTATTTTGTTGATTTGCGCAACTACGAAATATGGTATCAGGCCACGTGGTATTTTAATAACGTAATAGAAGGAGGAGAATAATGATAGGAACAAGATCTAGACGTGTAGACACCTGGGAAGATGCTGTTAAAGTGCTTGGAAAGAACGATGTAATCATGGCTGATAGACTCAACGCCATTTTGTCAAGAGTCGATACCGTCGAGAAGCGGTTCGTAAAACTTAAACGGATAACAGCACTCGGCTTCATTGCTGCTGGTGTCGGGATGCTTACCGGTTGGGTTGCTCAGGATGACATTTGTTCTCGCCTCGACAAGTGCGAGAAAGAGCTAAGAGACAAAGAGGATCGCGTTCACTATACCGGCTATGGGAAATAAGACTTATGATGGACTTCTTTATGGTGTCGACTCGCATCGGTAAACGTGGAGTCACGGAAGTCTATCCTAGGTTTATTATTCCTACGACGCGAGAAAGTTCAGACCTTATGATACGAGGTGGTGACTTCTACGCTGTATGGCTAGAAGATAAGGGCTTGTGGTCAACAAAAGAAGGGGACGCCCTAGAAGCGATTGACCATGAGCTCGATCTATTCGTCAAGGAAAATAAAGAAAAGTACGATCAGGTCAAAGTATTACACATGTGGGATGCACAGACCGGAATGATCGACTCATGGCATAAATACTGTCAAAAACAGCTCAGAGACAGCTACCATGCTTTAGACGAGAAACTTATCTTCTCAAACATGCCAACAAAGAAAGACGACTATGCTAGCAAAAGATTAAACTACCCGTTAGAAGAAGGAAGCTATGAGGCATACGATAAGCTGATCTCGACTTTGTATTCAAAGGAAGAGAGGCACAAAATAGAGTGGGCAATTGGTGCTGTTGTTACCGGTGACTCGAAGGAAATACAGAAATTCCTTGTACTGCATGGTGATCGCGGAACAGGTAAGTCGACTATTCTAAAAATAATGGAAAAATTATTTGCAGGATACTGGACTGCGTTCGATGCAAAGAGCCTGGGATCAGCTAATGCCTCATTCGCGCTTGAACCTTTTCGAACTAATCCTCTAGTTGGTATTCAACAGGATGGTGATTTATCGAGAATTGAGGATAACACACGGCTTAACAGTCTTGTGTCTCATGAATCGATGACTGTGAATGAAAAGTATACAAAAGCATACGTGAACCGGTTCAATTGCTTTTTGTTCATGGGAACGAATAAACCAGTGAAGATCACCGATGCAAAATCGGGTATTCTTCGAAGGTTAATTGACGTTACTCCTACCGGAAACCTGGTTCCGTTGAAAGAGTATCGTCGACTTAAGAAGAAGGTAGACTTCGAACTGGGCGCTATAGCGAAACACTGCATGGATGTATACCTTGAAGATCCGGATTATTACGAGGACTACATTCCTGTCAGAATGCTTGGTGCCACTAATGAATTTTATAACTTTATTATGGATTCTTATTCTTTGCTGAAAAAAGAAGACGGGATATCGCTCAAAGTCGCATGGGCAAGATATAAAGAATACTGCGAGGAAGCTCGTGTTCCGTATCCATATAATAAAATGCGATTCCAGGAAGAACTAAGAAACTATTTTGAGGAGGTCTTGACACGTCCGTTACTGGATGATGGTACAAGACCTTCTACTTATTACAAAGGGTTCAAAGAGGATAAGTTTGAAACTAAAAAAGAGGAACCGGAAGAAACTGACCTAGGGTGGTTGAACTTTGAGGATCATCATGGTGAAAAAAATGTGTTCGATGAGTTATTCGCTAATTGTCGAGCGCAGTACACAACAGACAAAGGGACGCCGCTTATTGGTTGGGACAGTGTTAAGTCGAAGTTGTGCGATATCGATCCGACACGAGTCCACATGGTACTTACGCAAGACTTAGATGTCAAATACATTGTAATCGACTTTGATATTCCGGATAGCGATGGTAAAAAGTGCCTTGCTAAGAACATCGAAGCGGCTAGTACCTGGCCAGAGACGTATGGTGAACTGAGTAAGAGCGGTGAAGGTATTCATCTTCATTATTATTATACCGGTGATCCAACAGAATTGGCCAACCTGTATGCTGAGCACGTAGAGATCAAGGTATTCACTGGCAAACTACCATTGAGACGGAAACTTACAAAGTGTAACAACTTACCGATAGCAACGCTTAATCCGGGTCCCAGCTTACCAAAAAAGGAGGTCAAAACCATGGTAAGCGAGAAGCAGATAAAAAGTGAAAAGAGTTTACGCGAACAGATAGCGCGAAATATAGCAAAGGAGATTCACCCCTCTACTAAATCATCGATTGACTTTATCAAGAAGATTCTCGATGACGCATACGAATCAGATCTTCATTATGACGTGCGTGATATGCGTAAAGACGTGTTTGCGTTTGCTTCTGGCAGTACAAACAACTCAAGATACTGTCAGCAGCTCGTTCAGGAAATGCACTTCGCATCAAAGGATTGTGAAAACGACACGCCACAGACATACGAAGACGACGAGTATGGTGACTATATGAAAAAACCGATCGTTTTCTTCGACTGGGAGGTTCTTCCAAATGTAAATGTGCTGTGTTGGAAGTTTCAAGGCAAAGACAAACAGGTTTATAAATGGATTAACCCGACGCCGAATCAGATCTTTGAGATCATGGAAAACAGGTTGGTGGGATTCAACAACAGAAGCTACGATAATCACATTACCTGGGCTGCTAGCATGGGTTACAGCGCTGAAGGACTGTATAATCTTTCGCAGGATATTATTAACGGCACTCCTCTTGTGCAATTTGGTGAGGCTTGGAATATGAGCTACGCCGACGTGTATGATTTCTGTGCAAAGAAACAAGGTCTTAAAAAGTGGGAGATTGAACTCGGGATTCACCATCAGGAGTTCGGTTTGCCATGGGATGAACCTGTACCTGAAGAACGCTGGGCAGAGCTTGCTGAGTATTGTGCAAATGATGTTATTGCGACAGAAGCGGTATTCGATCACAACCAGGCCGACTTCAAAGTACGAGAACTCCTTGCCGAACTGTCTGGTCTTACAGTCAACCATACTAACAGACAGCACATCACAAAGATTCTGGTTGGTGACGACAAGAATCCAAATCATGTCTATACCGATCTGGCCACGGGTAAAATGTATAATTCTGATGGTACGGAAAGCGACTTCCATTCAGATGTTATTAACGAGTTCCCTGGATACGAGAACGTATGGGGCGAGGATAAGAAACGTCACAACATGTATCGCGGAACTGATGTCGGTTATGGTGGATATGTTTACGCCGAAGAAGGTCAATGGTTTAATGTAGCTTTGTTGGACGTTAATAGTATGCATCCTGAGTCTATTATTAGACTTCATAAATTTGGTGATAACACTAAGACGTACGAGGAAATTCGTGATGCTCGTATTGCCATTAAGGAACACGACTTTGAAAGGGCGTCTAAGATGCTCGATGGTAAACTAGCCAAGTATCTTACGAACGAAGAAGATGCAGATAACCTGCAGGCAGCGCTTAAGCTGGTTCTCAATAGTACCTATGGTATTGCTGCTGCTACATTTGAAAATCCTCTTGCTGATCCGAGAGATAAGAACAACATCATCGCTCTGCGTGGTGCTTTATTCATGAGGACTCTCCAGGACGAGGTTATGGCTAGAGGTTTCAAAGTTGTTCACATCAAGACCGATTCCATTAAGATCCCTGACGCTACTAATGAAATTATCGAGTTTGTCAAAGAGTTCGGCCAGAAGTATGGTTATACCTTTGATCATGAGGCTACTTATGAACGGATGTGTCTTGTTAACCATGCTGTATACATAGCTAAATACATAACTCCTGAAGAGAGTATGCGTCGATATGGTTATGTATTGTCGGGTATCAAGAAACACTTCAAGAAACACACGTATCCATGGACTGCGACTGGTACTCAGTTCCAGATTCCGTATGTGTTTAAGACGCTCTTTAGTCATGAGGATATTCGTTTTGGAGATCTTTGCGAGACGAAGACCGTAACAAAAGGAGCTATTTACCTCGACATGAACGAGAGTTTACCTGACGTTACCATGGAAGAGAAAGAACTGCAAAATCGTTTGTGGAACGCAAAAAATAGAGAAGATCGTGGAAAGAGAAAACTTAATCCTGGTATGTCTGGTGTAAGCAATGAACGATTGGCTGAAATAATTTCTGAAGGTCATAGTTACCAGTTCATAGGACGAGTTGGACTGTTCTGCCCGATACTTAGCGGCCATGGTGGTGGGCTTCTTGTGAGAAAACAGAACGACAAATACTATGCTGTAGCTGGGTCGAAAAGACGAGACGGTACGCCTTACAGATGGTTGGAAACCGAACTGATCGAACGATGCGGTATGCAGGAATTTGTTGACACGTCTTACTATGAGAATCTTGTAGACGAGGCTAAAGCAGCGATCTCGAAATATGGTGACTTCGATAACTTTGTATCGGATGATCCGCTTTCGCGTTACATGAACATTCCAGAAGATAGCGACGAAGAGGTACCGTTTACCGCATAATAAACAATCTCCTTTATGAAAGGAGGTATTTATTATGGAAAACATTAATACTAAAGCGGGTAAAATATTCGGCTACGTTATGCTTGCCGGTGCGTACCTTTCATGGATCTATGCGGCTTATGAATATGGGTTGGCTAAGGGCTATGAAGAGGGACATCGGATTGGCGTAGGAGAAGGTATTGATCTGCTTCACAGAGAATTAATGAAGTATAATGAAGAAGGCTTTTTCAAAACTAAATAAGGAATAGTTAACCGGAGGGTTCTGCAAACGCAGGCCCTCTTTTGTTTGCACTAAAATATTTTAAATAAAAAGGAGAACAAAAATGGAAAAACACAATGTATTCCCGATCGACGTTGAACACGCCACCATCACATTCAGAAACTTTGCAGGACGAGGCAGCAGGTATAACAAAGAAGGGGATCGTAACTTTGTATGGATGATCGATGATCCGGATCTGGCAGCCGCTATGCGCGATGACGGTTGGAACATCAAGGTGTATGTCAATGATGAGACTCTGGTACCTCAGCTGATCAACGCTGGCTGGGATTCTGTCAAAGTAAACCTGAATCTCCGCAATGAGATCGAGTACAGGATGCAGGTGTCTGTTAACTTCAACACACCGCCAAACATTCCTCCTGTACTGATCTACACGTATGCCAATGGTGTTGAAACCAGGATCTTTGAGGATACTGCCGGTGATCTTGATGGTCAGTTCTTCGAAAATATCGACATGACAATCAGACCTCGTTGGTGGCAGGACGACAAGACCGGTGATTGGAGGATCAAGGCATATCTGAAGGAAGCCAGGATCACTCTTGAGGCTAGCCGCTGGGCTGATAAGTACGCCGATTACCATGGTGAAGACTGAGTTTTTGCACAGAATTTACAACCTCCTTTATGGGAAAGGAGGTATCTATCATGAAAGAAAGTTTGTTTATGAAAATCATGATGATTGTCGTTAAGGCGATATTCGTCATGGGTATTATTGCAGCGATTTATTTCATTGCTAGATAACAGCAAACGGCAAGGGATCCGAGCAGGGTCTCTTGCTTTTGCACATAATTTACAACCTCTTATATGGGAGAGATTCCAATAAGGAGGATGTAAAAATGAGAAAAAATGTTATGAACGTGATTACAATTATGGTTGTTGTCTTCTTTGTAGGACTGTTTGGTTTTATGGCTGGTAGTACAGCAGATGAAACAGTTTGCGGCAAAGAGACAGCCGAGACCGATGTTGTTACAGAACTTGATAACATGTTTTGGTTAGTTGATGATACATTAAAAGTTATGAAGTAATCTCCCGGACAGAGGTCCTGAACAAGGACTTCTGTTTTTATTTTGAAAGGAGCAGCAATGTATAGTTCTAATAAAGAAGTGAACTTTGCACTGTATTGTAAGAGCTGTACGCATAAGGATCTTGAAGGATTCAAGTCACCGTGCAACGAATGCCTCGAAGTACCGATGAGAGAAGGGACGAGCGTGCCTGAACATTATGAAAATGAAAAAAAGTGAGCGTAACCAATTAAAGAAGGTGGCGGATGACTTGTTATATTCCGATTGGGTAAAGAAGGCTTTAGACAAAGCCCAAACCGTAGAAGAGGCAACAAGAATAATGATCACCGCTAGAAAGGAGAATTCAAACTTTTGGAAGGACAGAAAGTAGTAATTATCATTAATGGTAAAGGCGGATCGGGCAAGGATACTATTTGTCAAATTCTCAATCGCCATTATCTGACCATTATCACTTCAACCATCACTAGAGTTAAGCTGGCTGCACGATTGATAGGTTGGAATGGTGGTAAAGAGGATAAGGATCGCAAGTTCCTGTCGGATCTCAAAGACCTGTGGACAGAATACAACGATGGACCATTTCACTATGCATACAATATGTACAAGGACTTTGTCGAAGAACCAATAACTTGTCACAACGAAATTCTTGTTATTCATGTACGAGAACCTGAGGAGATCGACAAACTTAAGAGAGCTATCAACAAAGACGGTCGTGTTCGATGTATTACGATGCTCGTTATGTCTAAACGAACAGAAAACAAGGAATACGGAAACCGTGCAGACGATGACGTTAACGAATATCATTACGACTACATCTATCACAACGACGGATCGCTCGAAGACCTCGAACGGGGATTCATGTGGTTCTTTAATAATGTTATGGTGCCGTCATGGCAAGAATTCCATTAAGTCAAGATCAGATCGATGCTGTTAAACGGATGAAACGTGGCTGTATCTTGTGTGGCGGCATGGGTACTGGTAAATCACGAACTGCTTTGGCATATTATTACGTCTGCTATGGTGGAAAACTTGATTCTTTCGATTACGTAATGATGAAAAACCCAAGAGATCTTTACATTATTACAACAGCGCGTAAGAGAGACACCGCCGAATGGGAACTTGAATTACCGCCATTCTTGTTGTCAACAGATCCAAACGCTATGCCATATAAGAACCTAAAAATCACAATAGACTCGTGGAACAATATTCAAAAATACAAAAACGTCAAAGGAGCATTTTTCATATTTGACGAACAACGAGTCGTCGGAAATGGCGCATGGGTTAAAGCATTTCTAAAAATAGCATGGTGGGGTAATCACTGGGTCCTACTGTCGGCAACACCAGGAGATAACTGGATAGATTATATACCGGTTTTTGTAGCCAACGGGTTTTATAGAAACAGAACCGACTTCATGCAGCAACATGTAATACGCAATGGTTACGTTAAATACTTCAAAGTCGATCGCTACATTAATGTTCGTAGACTCGTAAGACTTCGAGATAGCATCTTAATAACCATGAAGTCTGTGACGCCTGCGGTCTCGCATCATGAAGATATATGGGTAACCTTTGATAAAGCAAAATACAGACAGTTGTGTAGAACTCGCTGGAATCCATGGGAGAATGCGCCAATCGAGAACGCTAGCGGATTCTGTCAGTGTTTAAGGAAACTCGTTAATCTTGATGACAGTAGGGCGATAGCGCTTGAGGAAATTCTGGAGAAGCATCCAAAAGCTATTATATTCTACAATTACGACTACGAGCTTGAGTTGCTTCGGGAAGTTGGTGCTAATTTCTATCCTAAGTTAGAAGTTGCAGAGTGGAACGGTCATAAACATCAGCCAATACCCGATGGAGATCGGTGGATCTATCTTGTGCAGTATAACGCTGGAGCTGAAGGATGGAATTGTATTAAGACAGATACCATTATATTTTACTCGCAAAATTACTCCTACAAGACCATGGTCCAGGCTAGTGGTCGTATTGATAGAATGAATACGCCGTTCACTGATTTATATTTTTATCACCTGAAAAGTCGCAGTGGCATCGATCTGGCAATTAGCGAGGCCCTGAAAGAGAAGAAAAAGTTCAACGAGACGAGGTTTTATGGAGGTAGATGAATGATAGAGGGACTTTGTGCTATTGGACTAACTACGGTCGTTATTATAGGTATAGTAGTTTTCTCGCTATTGGTAGTAGCATTAAAAAGCATTGTTCACGAGTTGAAATGGAAATATACCTATAAACACAGATTTGATAAGCCGCCAACAGCCAAGTGCTATTGTAAAGATTGTGTGTATCATGATAAAGACAATCGCTGTTCGAACCTTTCCGTGATGGATGGGCCATCATATTATACGGCCGATAACTGGTTCTGTTGGAAAGCGGACCCGAGAAAATATGGAGGATAAATGATACCGGACTTCTTTCCTAGAAAAGAAAATCAAGACGTATCTGATGAAGAATGGATTGACTACTGTATTGATGTGTGGTGTTGTAATTCTTTGAATGCTAGAGCAGGTGCACTGGGTCACAAATATCCTTATACTGCTAATTTATTACTTCGTGCGCAATTCGTGATTGATTATTTGCGTCAAAGGGGATAAGTGATGGTTGAATACACTATTCAGATAAGATGGCCTTACGAACCACCATTAACAAGAGCTATGAGACATATAGACTGGATGCGATGGTTCAGTTATCGAGTTTTATTTCTTTGCACCAGTGCCGATTTTATACGTACATATTTTGCTTTTAAACATTACTCCGCTAAATAAACAGGCTCCTTTATGGACGAATAGTGTCCGTTTTTTAAGAAAGGAGAGAAAACTATGTTTATCAATTTTGCTGTGGTATTTCTGGAGGATGGACTCGACAAAGACGGTATGAGAGAAGAACTCGGTAAACTCGCCAAAATTGTTCAAGAGAGTGATGGCACGATCGAGAACAAGGACGGTAATGAAGTTCCGATTTGGGCATACTTGATGACCGGATCATTGTCTGAGTACATAAGCATTAAGCTGAAATACAACTGCGAAGAACATAATTACATGCTGTTTCCTCGAAATCCGATGGAAACGAGAAGCATATTTGTCCAGTAAGTAACGAAGGCTCTCTGCGAGTATCGAAATGATATTTGCAGGGAGTCTTTTGTTTTTTGCACGCAAGTTTAACACCGCCTTTTATGGACAATGGTGTCCGATTCAGAAAGGAGTGATTATGACTAATTTTCCGGTACTGATAACTGAAGCGTTGACTGGGCATACACATTATGGAAGCCCGTACGAATGCTTTGATAACTGTGGCACATGCGATGGTGCGTGCTGTCACAGATGTGAAAAAGTATTATGGGTGGAGAACCTGGAGACCGGTCAGCGGCGATCGTGCAAAACGGAAGAAGAGGCAATGAAACTTGCGGCTGAATGGGAGAAAGCATTAACCAAGTAATGTTAAAGACTCTCTGTGAGTATCGAAATGATATTTGCAGGGAGTCTTTTGTTTTTTGCGAAAGGAAGAATATGGACGAAGAATTTAGGACCATGTTGCTTTATAAAAGAATATTTTTGAAGCAATTATTTGAGCGTCAGACCGATAGGATTTTATATGGTTATGATCTTAAATACGCTCCAGCAAGGCATTTAGTTAAACAACTATTGATTCCGCCAAAAACTAAAATACCAAAAGTGAAGTTCGTTGACATAGACGGAACGCTGATCCAACTAGAAGAATTAGACAGAATGTATCGACAAGCACAGTCTATGTTGTACATGAGAAAACAAGAAGATATGCAATGGATGAGAGAAGCAGCGAAATGGAGTAATGGGTATTACATAGACATGTACTGCGCTGACCGAGGTGATATTTATGGATAGAAAATTTCCTAAGATTACATTCGATGCCTTCGGATTTGCATTCGCCCATAATTGCATGATTAGAATTTGGGTTGATGACCGCACATTCTATGGTCCAGATTCAGAGGTATTCGTGAATTATCTGATAAGGGTGCATCTTGTGAAGGGCGGAAAAAGTATTAACCTAGATGTAACCTATATAGACATGTACCGCACTGATGAAGTGTTTAGTAAGTATTTTGCTATGCAGATAAATAACGCAATGAAACAGTTGGACGAGAGCTTAAAGGAGGATGGCGGATGAGTAGATTAGATGATTCAATATCAACCGTTGCATATGTTCTTGATGTTCTTAGAGTATACCGAGACATAGTAAATTCTGGTTGCTGTAATGATTGCTGTTACGTAAACAAATGCAAATATGCACCAAAACCTGGCCAACTTGTTAGATATAATTGCCCGCATTATGAAAGGAGGAGGAACAATGTTAGTAGTAACAGCGCCGCATTTATATATTCCGAGGCATGACGAAATCACAGTATTCCTTGCCGGTGGTATTTCTGGGTGCCGAGATTGGCAGAAGGAAACAATAGAGCATCTACGAGAATTTGTTGGTAAAGGCGATGACCAAGTTGTTATTTACAACCCTCGACATGAGAACTTTGACATTAAAAACCGGTTTGCGACAACCGATCAGATAACATGGGAGTATCAGTATTTAAATCAGGTTGATATTTTTAGCATGTATTTTGTTGGCGGAGATCAAATTCAACCTATTTGCATGTACGAACTCGGCCGTTATACAAAACCGTATGATGAGCAACAAGTAATAAGCGTGGAAAGGGAATATATGCGAACAGACGATGTTATCATTCAAATCGCTTTAGCAACAAGGGGGCTTACACCAGTGCATACATTCGCATCACCATATACTCACGCTAAGCATATATCCGAAGCCATCAACCATGTAAAAAATACTAGAAAGAGGAATCAAAAATGTCTTTAAGATATTGTTTTGAACAGGACTATGTGGTTAAGACACTCAACAGATCTAAGAAAAATGATCTGGCAGTGATTGACCCGGACGGAATCGATCCGAAGATTATAAGGTCTGCAGTAGCAAGAGGCGTTCATGTCTATGGATATTTGAACGCATGTGCTCTGGAAAAAGAGAGATCTTACTACGAGAAATTCAAGCATCTTAGGATCGCAGCATATGACGGCTGGCCTGGAGAATATTGGGTTGATGTCACAGACAAGTCATGGCAGGAGCATTTGATCTCCGAGGCTAAACGGTTTAAAGAGGCTGGCTGCAAAGGTTTGTATTTTGACAACACTGATCTTTATTACATGTGCCTCCACGGATTCAGAGAAGAAAAGACTAAGATGATCAAAGAGGCTCCTCGTGCGTGGTCGGTGTATGAGTCTTTGAAGTCTGTGATGATAGAGATAGAATCATCATCCGTGGGTATGATTGTAATGCCTAATGGTGGAGATGTCTTTGTCAGGAAGCTGGTCAGTAATGGTTGGAAACATCTGATCAAGACCGTCAACCAGGAATCGGTTTTATATTCTGACAATAAGAGAGTAAGTTCTGAAGATACCGAGTATTTCACGGATTACCTTGACTGGTGTAAGAAACAAGGGTTTTATATTCGTGGAATCGAGTATTGCAAGCGTCTTGATCAGGTTGCGAACGCTAAAGCCTATTACCGCAGACGCGGCTGGCAGGG